TACGGGGAACGGCGGGGATATTCGGCGAAAGCCGCGGACTGACCGGCCGACCATCGTTATTTACGGACTGAAAGCCCCGAATGGATATTTTACCGGCCCGCAAAAAAGGGAACGTTCTTCTTTATAAAGAGGAAAGACGTTCCCTTTTTGTTTTTCGTTGATTAGGATCTTTCTTTATTATATAATTATTAATTAAGGCATAAATTTCAGGATATAATATGTCTATCTTAAAAATTAATTCATATATTAATTATTGAACTTAGTGCAAAGTTATTATAAAAAGTATAATTATGTCAAAAAATGAACTCAGTTCAAATATTTCTCAAAAACATTTCTAAAAGCAATTGAAAAGAAGACAAAATGTTGTATAATAAACTTATATTAATATGCGAAAGGAAAAACTATGACAGAAGTAATTAGTTTGATTAATGAAAAGGGTGGAGTAGGCAAATCAACATCAGCAATTACAATAGCACAGATTCTTGCTATCTCAGAATACAAAGTATTGCTTATTGACCTTGATCCACAGATGAATACAACCAAAATGTATGGTCAGGCAGAAGCTAATCCAGATATAGATTACGAACGTCTGTTTTGTGAAAAACAAAAAAATAAAAATGAAGTAATGAGCTACATAACTGAAACTGAATATAAAAACATTTCTATACTTACAGCATCACGAGAACTTAACAGTCTTATTTACAAAATATATGACAAAATGAAAGAGATTAATGTTGAATTATATTTACGCTATAACTTGAATTTAATTAAGGACGAGTTTGATTACATAATTATAGATAATTCTCCGTTCAAATCATATCTAACATCATGTGCAATGTGTGCCAGTGATAAGATTATTACTCCAATTTGTGTAGATAATTTCTCGTATGATGGTCTTATGTCACTTTTCGATACTATAGAAGAACTAAACGATAAATATGCTTTAAGTATTGAATTTGCCGGTATCTTTATGACAAGGGTGGCAGGAAGAACAACTCTTTTTAGACAGATGTATGAGAGTTATGAAAATATGTTCGGTGATAGATTTCTTCCAATATCTATCAGAAACTGTATAGCTGTTAATGAATCAAATACGACATTTGAACCATTATTATCATACGATAAAAAGTGTCCTGCATCTCTTGATTACGTTGAACTTGTAAACTATCTTGGACTTATGGACACAGCTCATTACCGCAAGCTTGCAAGATATCTGAAAGGAGAGAAGTAATATGGCTAAGAAAAATTTTAGTGCTGGATCAACAAAATCTGGTGTACTTAATAATGATGGTGGAGAAAAACTCAGAGAAATCCAAGCTAAGACACAATACAATTTTAAATATATTCCAAAAGATAAGATTATTCCTAATCCTAAGAATGAACAGTATACACAAGACGGAATAGAAGCACTTAAAGAAAGTATTCTTGTTAATGGCCTCCGTCATAACCTTTCAGTTTTATATGATGCAGAAACAGATCAATATCGTCTTATATCTGGTGAACGAAGATACCATGCTATATGCCAGATGACAGACAAAGAATATCGTGATAATTTTCCTGCAGGAATTCCTTGTAAAGTAGAGAAATCCGATATATCAGATATTGACGAAGAGATTATGCTTATCTCTGCAAATCATGATGTAAGAGAATCAAGCATGGAAGTGAAGCGATGGGAAGTAAGCAGACTATTAGAGCTTTATGAAGCCAAGAAACTTAAAGGTGAAATTAAGAATATTCATGCTGAAATAGCCAGCCAGCTTAACATATCTGAACGACAGGCAAGAAAATACACAACAGCAGAAAAACTGATTCCAGAATTATCTGAACTTCTTAATTCTAATGGCATTGATCTTAATCAGGCTGATAAATTTGGTAAACTTGATGAAGATGCTCAGAAGACAATACTTTCAATTATTCAGAAAAACGGTACAATTGAAAATGCTGAATTCCAATCTATTAAGAAACTTTCTGAAGAAAGAGCAGATGAAGCGAGACAGTATAAAAAGCAGCTTGATTCTGCTACAAAAGAAATAGAAGATAAGAAACATACAATTGAATTACTGGAACAAAGAATAAATGATTTTCAAAGCAATAGTAACTCTACAGAAAAAGGACCTGATAAGGACGAGATGGTTAAATTTGCAATGCAAGCAAAAGAAAAAGCAGAACGTGAAAAAGCAAAGATGGAAGCTCAGGTTGAAAAACTTAAGCAGCAGCAGAAGGAAAAGGAACAACGTCAGACTTCAATCTCCGATTCTGAACTTAAAAGAATTAATTCGATTGCAAAACTGGAACAGTCACTTAGTTTATTAGAAAATAATTTTGATGTATTAAAAAATAATAAATCAATCATAAAAAACGATGCGGAATTAAAAATACGTGTTGAAATTTTAAAGGACAGAATTGTTGATTTAATTGACAACCTTTAATATGACCATATATGACTTTTTATGATAAAGATACATATTTGTATTATGACATCATAAAAATCGTTGTTTGGTCAAATTACAAAGTCAATTTTTGACGGATATTATGCATGAAATACTATTTATGCATTAATATCCGTCTTTTTTATATAAATGTATATATAAATTTTTATATAAATATTCATATAAATTGCTATATAACATATGATACAGAATTCTATCATCCGGGCATAGAAAAACCGCCCATTTCTGGACGGCTTAAAAGTTGACAAAAACAAAAAAATATGATATATTCTAATTGCTGAGTTATTCTGAGTTATTTATAATTTAGAATACTTTCTTTCCTGCATGGTTGCCAGATCATGCAGGATTCATCAGCAGCGCATGGGGTTGTTGTGTGTCGTTTCTGCCCTGCTAGAAACGTTGAGTTGAAAATCCATTATTTCACTAAAAAAGCAGCTAGAAACCGCTGCTTTTTTATTATTCGTATTTACATTTTTTGCCAAGACTATGAATATAATTCATAGTTACTTCTGTCAGCTCGTCATCAGTGCATCCGAGTCCAGAAATCAGATCATAACCCGGGTTGCAATGCGTAGCGCAAAAGTCCACGATTTCCGACCAGTCGCCTGTATTCTGGCTGTATACGCTTTTCCCGGTCGCTTCTGATTCTACGTGAATAGAATACTGTGTCCTTCCCTCGCAGATTCTATAAACCGGCTCGTATCCGTTTTCTTTTGCTTCTTCAAAAGCTTTTTCCAGTTTTTCAAAATTCAATTTCCAGTTTGCCATGTTTCCTTCTCCTTTCAAGTGGGGCGATTTCTCGCCCCGGTGGTGTTACTTTGTCGGCTTGTACTCGTCTTTGCCGGTTTCAATGTAAAGCAGAAAATCATTGATTTTCTTTTCATCCCATCCGGCAGCTCTGAGACCTTCAATCAGCCTTGCTACTTCTGTCATTTGCATATCTTCCATGTTTCCCCTTTCCGGCTTTCGCCTATTGCCTTTCGACAATATTATAATATCATTTTGTGCCTTATATGTCAATACTTTTTTGTGCCTTATTTCAAAATTTTTTCTTCCCTGTCTAATTTTTCCGCAACTGCTAATTTTATAAAATCGTTTGCGCTGTATTTCAGTGCTTTGATTCTATCTTTTGTCCCCTTGGCTAGTCTACAATTTACGCGCTCAAATTTATCATCATAATTGTATACCGCTTTTCTTTGTGCTTCTGTTGTCTTTAATGTTTCCGGCATCGTTCTGCCTCCTTTCTTATATATGTATTATACTTTTTTGTGCCTTATTTGTCAATCTACACAACATATTTTGCGCCTTATACATTTTTAACATATTTTGTGCCTTATTTTTGTTTATTATTACTATTGTTTTTGTGCCTTATATCCGTTATGATAAAACCATCAAATAAATAAAGCCGGTGACACCTCCAAGCGACCACCGGCACCAATCAAATAAAAGAAAGGTGACTGTATTATATCACAGTCAAAAGGAAAAAGAAAATGAAAAAATTATCACACAAGGAAATTTGCAGAATGGGCGAAATGATGGACGGTATCAAGTTAGATTGTAACATCTACACATTTGAAAATGCAGAGCACTATATTTCACGGCTGGATCCGTTCAACGAGGAAAGCGGGGTCTGCTGTCATAAAGTAAATGAGATTATATCGGAAATAAAAAAATCGTTTCCTAACGCTAAAGGCTGCCAGGTTGATTCTAAGTACTACGCCGCCGGTATTTATGGATGCATAGGAAGACTTTCCAAGGTTACTATATTAGATAGCGAATGGAACAGCACCGGAAACAGCTTTTATATTTATTTTTAAACCGAAACGCTCCAGATCTGGAGCGTCCACCGCGGGACGGTCTCCGGTATTCCTGGGAGATCATAACCGGAAAAAATGAAATTTAGCAAGGGCGGATTTATCCCGGTTCGATTCCGGGACTTGCTTTTCCCCGGATACCGGGAAATTTTGAAAATATGGAGGAAATGAAAATGGGAAAAACAAATATTGATATGTGGTATGGAGACAAACCGGAACAGGTGACAGGATTAGACATATATTTTAATGATTTAGGCGGATTTTATTCCGGCAATCTTCGCATTTTTGGAAAAATTGTTGGGGATTATTACGCCGACAGCGTGCAAGACATAGAAAAAGCATTTCCACACCTTGCGAAAGATATTGAAAACTGTTTGAATTACCCGCCGCAGAGGATGCCCGCCGGATCACTACCGGCGGCGGTTTTATGAAATTGAAAAGGAGAAAGAAACCATGAAAGAAAATAACTATGTTTTGCACACTCGCGACGGTGTGCAGCTTGTGACAGAATCCCAGGCGATCAACAACGCACTGGAGCAAGAAAAAAGCGGGATTTCTCCGCGTTATGCGTTCCGGGATTATAAGACCGGCGAAAACCTCACGCCGCCAGGTTGGCTTGTATGGTCAACCTTTTCGGACGAGTGCGGGGTTGTTTACCGTCGCCCAGATGGCAAAATGATAGTTACAACCGGTTTTCCTGGTGATTTCTGCATGATATAGGGTGGATTCTGTCCGCCCTTTTTCCGCTACTCGGATAACGTCCGGCGATAGACTCACGATCTAATAGCGGTATAGCTGCGCATTACTGCCAGCCAAACAAAAAGCACTTGCGCCGGATCCCTGCGCCCGTCCGCAGATCTGGAGCAAGCCGGGCACTTGTCAACCCTTTCACCCTCTGCCGGAGTCAGGCAGCGCAAACGGGCGGCGATATCGTCCAGTATAGCGCAGATCTAACACCCTATAAGCCGTGGGACGGGACGCGGACGGGTGGCGGGTCGTGCTATGCAAAATTTGGAGGATCTGGAAAAATGATCAGAAACAGAAGCCCGCCGGGCGTGTGCTTGTTGACGGTGCGCGCCGGTAGTGGTATATTAAAAATATTCATAGCATTCTTTCACCCCGGTTCCGGTGTTAATGTTGCCGCATTGCGCCAGGGGAAAGCCGGTGGACTGTTCAGCTCGACCATCTCACCTTCCGTGACAAGGAAATTTCAGAAAAATTTTCGCAAAATTTCACCACTTTTTCACCGACCCTGTAACCGATTTTTGGATGAAAAAATGAGATATAGGGGGGTATTTTTTTGCCGTGGAAATTTTTTAAAAAACAAAAAAAATTTTTGCATTTTTATGCGTATTTTCTGTTTAAGCTTCCCATCAAATCGTCCAGTAAATAGATCAAATCTGTTCCGTAAAGACTTACCCAGTCTGCCAGATATTCTTCCTGTTCCATTGGCATATGTATGTTGAAAGAAAAGCAGAAACAATGGCAGAGTTCGTGTGCCGTCACACGGCGCAGAAATGCCCCTTTAAGCCTGTTTGAAAGGTAAACCGTAGAAGTATTAGCATCTGTCACTCCAACGCTTTGCGAGCCGTCAGAACGTGTTAGGAATGGACTTGTAACCGGAACAAATTCTATATTCCATTTTATTCCATTGATTTCAAACATAATTGCACCTCAAAAAGGGTGATGCAAAACCGCACCACCCTGCACTTTTACTGGATTTTCTGCATGATAACCTGCATTTTTTGCTTAAGAAGAGCTTTTTCCTCCGATGATGCATCAGAAATCACTTCCGCGATGTCAGAACCGATCTCACGCATGTATTTTTCCAACTCTTTCATTTTGTGTTCCTTGTCTTCTGCTGTGTTGCCACGGTGAAGTTCTTTGCTCTCGGTATAATTGCGTTTAGCCATATCATACCGGCTTTCCATGTGACTACCAGAGTCAGAACTCATCGACGGCTCTGTATAATACATTCTGCCAGAATCTCTGTCCATATCCCGGTACTGTTCCATGTTCCGGTACATTTCCGGTGTCATGTGGTAGTAAGGCGGCTCCTCATAGCCACGACGGTATGTTCCGCGTCCTTTCGGTGCAAATCTTCCATCTGCATACCGGTAATGATCGTAAAACTTCCGCCCATCTCCATAACGGTTAAGCATTTCCATTACATCTTCTGCATCAAATTTCTGCATGGCTTTTGTCAGCTCCCGATAGTACATAGCTTCTGCCAGATCTTTCATCATGTCAACAACCTGTCCCATCTCGGAAGTATCAATATTTTCGATTCCGGCATCAAACTGCTTCTCGGCACATTCAGCCAGCTTTTCAATCATGCAATACATTCTCTTAACATCCATAGCTTTTACGCCTCCCTCGTTACAACGATATTGGCATTGGCTACGTTAATAGCCTGCGTACTGGTGTTCTCTACTGCAATATTTACGCAGCAGCCGGCGGGCACATCTACATAGATTCCAGCGGACACGTTGTTATATTGCGATACTGCTGCCGGAGTGGAACGCATTTGAGATGAAAGAACCGGTTCTCCACTGATTGCGATTGCAAGAGAAATTTCACCTGCTGTTCCACCTGCCGGTACTGCGATATTTGCGGAAAACTCCACAAAATATCTTGCACGACACTGGTTAGTAAGTCCTCTTAAAGTGATGATTCCGGAACCTTCCCGGTGTTTGATGCAGTTTCCTGCTTTTACCGCTGTGTTTGAAAAAACAACATTCCCGTTCTGCGCTACTTCCTGAACAGCTACAGTTACAAATTCAGCCATAATATTTACCTCCATAAATGATAAGGGCAGACTGTTAAGCCTGCCCTGTGTAATTCTGCTATGCAGACATAACCTGTTTGGTTAAGTTACAATTATTCTGTTGTCAGCATCCGCAGCCGGTGTTGCATCCGCAACCTGCATAACCATAAAGGTTAGATGCCGGATATGATGGAACCGGTGTTGGACGTACCGCATCAATGATCTGCTGTGTCTGAGCAGACATTGCATTGGTGAGCAGTGCGCTCTGGCGATCCTGAGAAGCTGCCCGACGAAGATCACTATTCTCTGCCTGAAGAGCAGAGATTTTCTCCTGGCACAGATAGTCAAGGATTGCACGGGTTCCTGCATTCTGACTGTCGATGATGTCTCTGGTGTTGCTGTTCATTGTGTTCTGCAAAGCGCAGGTATTCTGTGCCATGTTGTAGTTTACACCCTGAATAGCTTCACGTGTTTCGCAGCAGCAATTTGCAAGCTGTGCCTGCAATGCATTGGTGTTCTGCATATTGGCAATTGTATCTGCATTGATTGCCTGCTGGATTCCAAATCCGGTCTGCATGATGTTTGTGTTGATTCCATTGAATCCGGTAAGCATACCGTTATTTACGGCATAAAAACCATCACACAATCCATTAGAAATTCCGTCAAGTTTGCTGATAACCGCCTGATTATCAAAACCACGCTGGATGTCTGCCTGGGTAGCTGCTGTTGCTACATAACCACCGCCGTTTCCTCCGCCAAATCCTCCCCAGCCGTTGTTACCCCAGCCAAAAAGAAGTGCGAATACGACGATGATCCAGAGCCATCCGCCGTCTCCCCATGCTCCACCATTTCCGTAACCACCTGTGTTAGCAGGCATTACCGGCATCGTAAAAGGTGTGTTGTTGCCATTAAACATATTAGATTTACCTCCGTAAAATATATTCATAAAGAGATTCCCTAGGTTTTGTGCACAAACCTCTAATATGCTATCAAAGATTAAATTTACTTTTTATCTGCTGCATTACTTCATCTGCATTCAGATTTTTTTCTTTACACAGGTTTCTTGCCATCTGCTCAATCCCCTGTGCATCCCCTTTTTGCATCATCTTTACGACATTTTGTGCCATTGGATTGCTCATGATTTGGCTGTTACCCATAATATTTTGCATAAACTGCTGTGGATTTTGAAACATCTGCATTAAATTCATCGGATTCATTCAGATTCACCATCCTTTTTCACTGTGGCAGTTCTTCCTTTTGTTCCCGGTCTGGCTATTGACAGTTCCAACCGGTCAATCTTTTCGGAAAGCTCGTTGAAGCGTCTCTCAAATACCTCTGTGACGTTCTTTGCGAGTCCAGAAGCCATTTTATCTTCGCCAACCTGTACTTCTTTGGGTGTATTTGGTTGAACCGGTTTATAGGTCAATGTGCGTATTGTTCCATCAGCACACCAGCTCTTAACATATATCTCCGACAAGTCTTGCTTTGGGAAGAAAGCTGCTGATCCATCCATCGGGACGCAATCAGCCGTCACGTTTTCGATTGCCTGCACGACCATTCCGTTAAGTCCCCTTGGCATCTGTTGCACCGGTGGAGTCTGTTGCTGAACCTGTTGCGCTGAAACTTCCGGCTGCTGAAATCTCGGTTGCATATACGGAAGATATGAATTTACACCGTACTGCTGCTGGCCATATGTCATCTGAGGGTACATGTTATTCTGATACGGTATCGGCATCTTCTTTTTCCTCCTCCAAAACTTCCTCTATTGCATGAATGACTTCTGATTGTGTCTGTAAATCAAGTCTCTGCAATTCTTTCCGGGCAAAAATCTTTTCTAAAATTTCATCTGAAAACATTCTTTTCTCCCTCCTTCTGCTTATATTTTGGCATAAAAAAAGAGAAGAAAATTTTCGTTTTCTTCTCATAATATTCTCAATTGCATAAGGCTTTTCGGTGTACCAATTACTGTACCAATTTTTATTTTTTTATAAATAGTTATAAATACTTATGTAATGTTAAATTCTCCAAAAAACGTTGATTTTTCAAGCTTTGTAGGCTTTTGAAAAATTATAAAAATTTTTGTAAAAATCCCCTCCTAACAACGATACCTAATTTCATTTTCTCTATTTCCTCCTAAAATCCCTTGATTTTCAAGGATTTTTCTTTGTTTATTTTTACTAGTGTACCAATTACTGTACCAATTTTTTCGTTCTATACTACTTTAAGAGCTTCTGCGACAAGATCCATCTCTTTTGTTTTTTCTTCCTCTGTAGCATCCACATACAAATTCATTGTGATCCCTATGTTTGAATGTCCAAGAATTTTTTGCAATGTCTTCGGAATCATACCAGCTTCAATACATCTGGTTGCAAATGTATGCCTTAATATATGCATGCAAAATTTTCTTATCTCTGCTTTATCGCATATTTTAAATAAGGCAGTGTCATATGTACTGTTTTTAACTGGCTCCCCTTTCCGAGAAAGAAAAACTTGATCTCTCCATTCAATATTGATAACTTTGATTTTGCTATTCTTTTCTTTCTGATCTTTAAGAATTCTAATAGCTTCATCCGTAAGAGGAATTGTCCTATAACCGGACTTGCTTTTTGGCGGCCCAACTCTCCACTCTCCTACCTTGTACCTGTATTCCATTGTCCTGGATATTGTAACCGTTCTTTTTCCGAAATCAATATCATCCCACTTCAGTCCTACAAGCTCTCCTGTTCTCAGCCCTGTTTGAAGCATAAATTTGTATTGATTTTCATAACTTTGTCCTGCCGCTGCCATTAAAAATTTTCTTTGCTCATCAATGGTAAGAGCAACTTTTTTTTCGGATGGTTTTCCAATGTCACTCTTTACAGATTTTTTACATGGATTACTTAAAATTACATCATTCTCTTTTGCAAATTCAAGCATGTTATAAAGAGTTATCCTTGTCTGATAGATTGTAGTAGTCTTATATCCCTGCTCGGCCATATCAGAAAAAATTTTCTGGCAGTGAATCGGTTTTACTTCTGAAAGAAGTTTTTTTCCTATAATTCCTTTAATATTTCTTTCATACCTTTCGGAATAATTTCTAACCGTGTTCGGCCTTACAGTTTGCTTCTTTATACCGATCCAATACTCATACCATGTATCCACAAGTATGTCAGAAGCATTCTCTATATCACTATGTTTGCTGATATAACTTGCATCTGCAATCCATTGCCTGCATTCCTGCAATTTTTTGAATCGCTTGGTTTTTCTAATTCCAAACTTATCGGTAAATCTTGCAACATACAATTTATCAGATTGCTGAGAAATCCCAACACCAAGCTCTTTTCCCTTCAAGTCTTTTCCCACGTTTCGCCTCTCCTTTCTTTATGAGAAAAGCCTTATGCAATTTTTTATATTATCACATAAGGCTCTAAAAGTCTACAATTCCACATTCTCAGAAATGTATTTCTCAAATTCTTTTCTTTTAATCAACCTCTTTTTCCCGACAAAAATCACAAAATTGCATCGAGGATTATTTGAAAGCTCTCTTATTTTGTTAATTCCTATGTTGCTGTATTCCGCAGCCTCTTCTAATGTAAGTGCCACTTTTTCCCAAATTGGAACCTGCTTTTTCACCTTATCATCTCCTACCTTTTCTTTGATTGAATGAATCCTACGGCATAGTGTAGATTTTGGAAGAAATGTTTCTAAACATATTTGATCCAGGCTCTTTCCGCGACAGAGCATATGAAAAATCACTTCTTCCTCTTCTGTAAAATTTGTTTTTTTAATTATAAGATCAACTTCCGGCTTACTTAGTCTGTTAAAATTCGACCTCATAAGCCGCACCTCTCAATATAATATTCCTGATTTTTCCAGTTTATTTCTGGCTTCTTTCGCTTTTTTAGACCTTGCCTTCTGCACATTCATTTCATAATGCTTTTCACAGACTTTATACCCTTCTTTTACAGGGCTATCGCAAAAGAAACACAGTCCATTTTTTACACGGTTATCACGTTTATTGCTAAACGTTAATCTTTTTTTCTGATTTTTTATTTTTTCTCTACATATAGCACAGGTCTTGAATCCATAATCAGCTTTTCTTTTACCGCATCTAGTACAAATTCCAGCTTCTATACGTCTGTAGTGTTCCTTTTTTGCCCATTCCCGATGCTTTTTGTTATATTCTAACCTTCCATCACCCTCCCGGCTTTTCATTACATATACATTTTCTTTTGCCCTGCATTCAGGACAAGATTTTTCATCTCCGAAAAGATCATTTTTTCCACATCTAGGGCAAATTTTGTGAGCAAGCAGCCAATCTCTTGTATCTTTCTTATACTGATTCTGTTCTTTCAAACATTTTTTGCACAATGCACCTTCCCTATCTAATGGTTCTCCGCATATTTGGCACAAACCATTCATGAGTCTTTTTTCCCGTAATTTTTTAGCGTAAATCGAATTTTTCGACATAATCTTTCGGAGTAAAGCTAGCTTTATTGTCCGGACAAACCTCTTCACTCCTTCCGATATTTATTTTTCTTCTATGCTATATGCATTGCTTTCTATTCCATCTAATTTCTGGTTTACCTGTCCTATAAGTTTCCGGATATTCTCCGGCATCTTCGCAATCGTATTTTCCCGTTCAATAATTGTTCGATAGCATCTGACAAAATGGCTGCTCACTACACTTTCATTGTATTCTGTGTCCATTGCCCATGAGTACAATTGATTTGAAGATCCTACGGCTTTCTGCACAGATTCTGGCAGCTTCTCATACTCTTCCCGACTATTATAAGCACTCCTTCTGATAGCCTTACTCACCAACGCCCATGCTTCCATTTCGTTTAAATCTTCCGGTTTAGTGAGCAGTTGGATTTTTTCGATGATCTGGCCTGGAGATGGAGGAAATCCGCTGGCATTCTCTCTGACAAATGCCACAAATGCTGCCTGCACAAGCTTCCAGTCAAAGTCCTGCAACATCATATGCCAGACATTTACCGCAGCTGTTTTACTCGGAGGATTGTAATTCTGATATGCTGCCTGCATCATTGCCAGAAGATTTTGCGTCTCTTCTCTGGTCATTAACTATCCCTCCATTCTCCTAGAATGTCCTGCTGTCCTTTTGGTCTGAAGACTTTCTCCTTCTGATTGACGTATCCCTCAAATTTGGTGCAAAACAGCGTTCCTGGCTTCAAAAACTGCTCAAACTGCGTACCTTTCCATTCCTTTGCCTTTTTGTCGATCACGTTCTTGAAATCTTCCATCGTATATCCTTCGGAAAATCTGGCATTTATGTAGGACTGGGTTTGCTTATTATTGTATTTGTATCTCGTTCCGCATACTTGATTCAAATAGTCAACAATTTCCTTGATCTGCTCTAACGTAACACTCTTTTTCTTCCGCTTATCCTCTTCTTTCAAGGCGGCAATTGCCAGATCAAGAGCCTCATTATGCATAATACATAGCTCTTTTGACGGATTAGCCGGACTATCTGGGTGCAAATATTTTGTTTTCAGATATTCAATAGCCTCTTTCTCTTTCATAATCAACTTCCTCCAGTTCATTCAAAGCGCATCTGCTACATAACTGCATTCCGTCCACTTTGTATAATTTTTCTACTTCATCCCCGCATTCGTCGCAGATCAGCACTGCCGTATGTCTTCTAGGACAACTATCCCCAAGGCAAGGATACGATTCCGTTGCACAACCGCAGCATTCATCTCGTTCAGTTATCACTCTGAATCACTCGCTTTCTTTTCTTTTAAAATCTTCGCAAGACACATCAAGCAAGCAACCGCATTTTTCGATTTCTGTCACTCCCCAATATGTCTTGTATCTGTAAGAGTTTTTGCAGTTAAAACAGAAATCCTTGCCACTATTCAGCTTGCAACTTGTCTTTTTATCTTCCAGCTTTTTCCCAAGACTCTCGTTTATCCTTTTGAGCTCCTCAACCTTTTTCTGCAATTCCTCAAAATCTTCAATGAGTTTATTATATTTCTTCTTGCTTAAAATCTTCATTCTGAACCACCTCACTTTTTAGGCTAAATAATAACCTTTGCTTTTTGCTTCTGCATAATCATCTTCGCTAAGTAAAACTTCTGCTTGAATTGCTTTATTGCCATAGCAATCAATATCACATACAACCTTGAAAAACAACATTCCGTTCTTTTCAATCGGTTCTTCGTGAGTTATATTTGTTACATAGTGTTCAAGTAAATTCATTCTGAATCACCCTTTCCATTCCTATATTCTTCTATTGCCTTGTCAACTCTATCTTTACCCCAATCTGCACTACAATACCATTCAACAGCTCTGAAAACAGGACTTAACATTTCAAAGAGCGTTTCCACTCTTATTTTAGCTGATTTGATATATTCAACTAACCGCCTTGTATCTTTTGCCACATCTTCATATCCGTTTTGATTGAGATAATCAGACATTTCTTCCAATAATTCAATGTTACTGTACTGCATGATGTCGTCAATTTCTTTTGAGTATAAATAGTTCCAACTTCCACCGCTCACTCTGAATCACCCGCTTTCAATAAATCCATAAATTTCTCATACTGTTTCTGTGACACCTTATTATTAGCCTTATCCGCTCTCAGCTCGATTTTAAGGTGTTTTTCTGCGATAGACGATAATTCCCTAGCCATATTCTTTCTGCCCTGTTGTATGCCCTGCGAGTACGTCTTAGGCTGCTTGTACTGCCCTGTTACCTGTTTCCCTTTTCCTTGGCTGCCCGCTGTGACGTTATACATTTGAAAACCTTTATCCGCAAACGATTTAATAGTTTCAACTTCTTTATCATCCAATTCTGACTTAGGATATGTCCTGTAATCCAGTTTCCAGCCGTATGGATTTTCATTACTGTAAAATCCGTGTTTTTTAAGGCTTAATGCTATATGGTCATACTCGCCTAAATGTGACGCGCATCTTTCCAGCAGATTTACTGCCTGTCCGCAATAAGCTCTCCTGATTCCAGCTTCATCAATCCTGCAAAATACATATATTCCACTGGAATTAGGGATGTCGGGACAAATTTTCTTAATTTTTTTTTCGCGCTCTGCTTTCATTGCAAACACTTTTCCAAAATCCTTTGTCAAATTCTCACATCCTTATCATTCTTCCTGATTTCAAGGTTAAGTCCACATTCCTGACGGAGAACTTCGATCTGGTCGTCCCATGTGAAATAATCATCCATCAGGCATTCTGCCTGAAAATTAAATTCATGAATAAATCTGTCTAGTCTTGTTCGCCCAAAATCAAATTTTTCATGAAGAATATATGCCGATAAAATAGTGACTGTATCAACTGTGTTGTTCTTTATCTGCATAATGCATTCATTCATAGCAGACTTACTGACTGCGCACGGAAGATCAACAATATTCCTCATCCTTAATTCTTCCTCAAGTCCTTCGACACCTTTTGCCTTTGCAATTCGTAGAGCCTGTGCCATGCCCTCCATTCTTGCTCGTTCTTCTTTATTTCGTGACATCATGATTCTCCCAGTTCAACTTCTGCCCGCAGCACTGGCAATAATCCCATCTTGCTGTAACTCCGCAGCCACATACAGGGCAATATCCAGCTTTCCAGATATAGCTTGTTTCATATGGATTTTTCACAAGTTTCCTGATCTGTTTCCTCACCGCATCCTTTGCCCGTAAAAACGCAATCATTTCCTGTTCTGTCACAATTTCTGCAAATTTGGTATCAAGAATTTTGTGGTGCATTGAAGTCAATCTATCGAGATCTTTTTCCTCTGGATTTGCAAATACTCCAAATTCCTCCATAGGCTTTTCCGTTTTCTGCTTCTCAATAGCTTCCCGGCACTCTTCCGGTGTGCCGATCTTCCTGTACTGCTTCACATGTTCAATAGCTGTTCTTACCGCCCAATTCTCATCAACGTCAAAGTTTTCTATATATCCCCAATTAGACTTTTCCTGTGCGATTATTTTTTTCAATGCGCTTTCGAGTGCTTCATTCTCAGTCACGGCTGTCTCCTTTCTCATCCAGTGAATTATAAATGTGTAAATACATCTCAAAATCGTCAGGATCCATCTTGTCCGAAAGGAAATCCAAGAAATCTTTATTCCGCAAGCATTCTTCCGGCGTACCGATTGCCATATATTCGCCCAACCGAAGGGATACATCTACAAGGCGATCCTGAAGTACTCTTACCCCTTCCAACGCTTTGATCGCCATCTTTATTGCTTCTGCAAGTTCGTTTTTGGTCATGTTAAGCGGCGCTCTTTGGATGCCTGATAATGCTGCGTAAACAATTGTATTACATGCTTTGATTGCTTCACTCTCCGTCATGGCTTTCCTCCATTTCTGCTATCATTTTTTCTATCGGATTAACGATCGAGTTCAATACATAGCCCTCAAATTTCTCTTTCCAATATTTTTCTCTTTTCCAAAAAGGTTTTTCTTTTACCTCATGCATAATTCCAACGCAAGTGATAGCTTCACCCAGTCCCCAGCATCCATCACACGCTCTTTCATTGCACCATCTAACAAATTCCTTAAAACTCATGGCTTTCCTCCAAATAATCACGCACTAAGTTATGCATATCTAATCCGTTTGGATTGTCGTCTAAAACGCTATACAGCTCCTCTTCCAGATAATCCGGGGCATAGCCATCGGTAATCATGCGATCAGTAAAATCTCCCTCTTCGCACCCCACTTTTTTCGCCGCCTGCATCAGAGGACATCTATTACACTTGCTAGTATCAACCGCGTTTGCATAGGCATCGGTCAGAACCTTATGATTGCTCTCTGCAATATGTAATAGTTCGATCAGCTCATATTTTTTCATATTGTTCAGAGTGGAATCAGCCGGAAGCGGCTTCCCGATCACGCCCTTGTCGAATCCATCAGCTTTGCCTCCATTCTCAACCAACTCAAAATATTCGTCTTTCCAAGCCAGTACATTAGCCAGCTCATATGAACTGTAGCCGATATTATAATGATTTTTTCCGAGTTCTTTATACTTGATTTCGTAGTACGGCACCTGATCTATCATCGTGACGATAATATCCAAGCTTGAAACTTTAATGCGTTCAGCTTCACCCATCATTACTGTTGATTTTTCTTGTCCCATTCTTTCTCCTTTCCACGGCTCCGGCAGTGGCATCCAGGCAATGCATTTTGCCTTTGAACCGCTGACATCTCCACTCCAATGTCCTTCGTATTGATGCCCTATCCCATAGGTCTGATACATGCAATTGTAGTTACCGTATCTGAAGTATTCATACCAAACAAGGACTCTTTCGGCAACCGCTCGGTCACCGGAATCCAACGGGTCTGCTCTTTCACTTTTGTCAATTCATTCAGATCATGCCCCTTTGGCTTCCAGAGGTGCAAACAATTCCCTACAAAATTTATATACTGGCTCTTTTTCGGGTGAATCTGATACACTTCTTCCTCATCATCGAAAAAGATGTCCTTCAGCACGCACATGTCATCCCAGCTCGGCATTCTGAACTGCTTCTTCGGTGACACGGAGACATGCTCCATTCCAGCTTCGCGGTCGCTCCAAACGACGCTACACGTGCCACAGTCTGGAAGTTTTACCCATGCTGTGTACATGGGATAATATCCGGGTTTTATATATCTGGTAGCTTCCCAGATTCTCTTATTTTTCAAGATCTCTTCAATTTTTCTCATTCCATCCTCCAATTCATCAGTCGAGTTAATTTAACTCGTTAATTGAGTTAACTCGAGTTAAGTTGAGTTACGCAAACCGGAGTTGTCCGGTCTGATCTTCAATTTTCTCTGTTTCTCCGAGAATTATCTTACGGAACAGGCTTTCAAAGATCGGGACAGGGATGCTGTTTCCAGCTTGCTTATACAGTGGCATTGTGTAACGCCCTACTTTTTTATGTACCGCAGCCGCAGCCTCGTAGTCTGCATCTGTATAGCCTTGCAAGCGCCAGCACTCCCGTTCTGTAAGGTATCTGTAGCGCCCACCGCCCATATCTATTACCTGCGCTGGTGTTCTGTCTTGCCTTGCGGTAATTGTAAAAGCGCAATCCTTTATTACCGTTGCCCTCCGTATTCCTTTCTTTCCGATTGCATCTAAAATGCTCGGCTGTGTCACGTCATACACTAGCGGCGCATCTGGTAGTAAAAAGTCGTTAATATCTTTCATGGGCGTTTTTATTAAATCATCAAAAGAAAATTTTTCTTTTCCCAATACAGATACTGTGAAAACTCTTTCTCTTGATTGTGGTAAACCAAACTCTCTTGCGTCCAGTATTTCAAAATTGCTACTATATCCCAGCCGTTCCATTTCTGATAAATACAAGTTGAAATTTACCCGCATATAGCGGCTTAACACATTTTTGACGTTTTCCCATATTACGTACTTTGGTTTCCATTCTCCCATTTGTTCGATAATATGAATCGTTTCCCACATAAGGCTTGAACGTGTGCCGCTACCTTTGTCTGCTCCCTTACCTCTATTTATCCGTCCCGCCTCTGCTGTCGCTTTTCCTTGGTGTCCTGCTATGCTAAAATCCTGGCACGGACTGCCATGTATCAGGATATCCGGCTTCAAATTCCAGCCGACTACACTTTGCGTTTTGTATGGCAAATCACTGGCGAACATTGCGTTATAGCTTCTGACTGCTTTTTCGTCTATTTCCACATAATCAATGGCTTTTACAGGGATCCCGAGGTTGCGCAAGGCGCATCGCGGAGATCCAATACCGCCGAACAATTCTAAAATCTGTATCATGGCATCACCTCTGGGAAGTCCGCTTCAAATGACAACTGTGCATCTGCGTAATTCAGCCACAAAGTTTCTTCCCTTTTTACTCCCGCTTCCGCCAGCGTATCCTTTTTTATTTTTCTCCATCCCTCAAGTACGGAATTATACAGATCATTTTCATATCCGCTTATCATCACTGGCCCCAGATGATCCGCCAACGCTTTTAACATTTCAAGATGATCCACATCTGTCATCTCATACTTATACAAATATTTTTTTCTGGTGCTGTGTAAATACGGCGGATCTGCATATATAAAAACATCTGATGTGTTATAGCGTTTGATAAGCTCTATCGCCGGGAGATTCTCTATTTGAACACCTTTCAACCGCTTTGATGCCTGAGTAACGACATCCGGATATTCCGCCCATGCTTTTGCTGGATTGGGGCTATTTGTCTGCTGACCGCTTTTGAATCCATTATGGTACAGGTTTGCGCAGCCAAACCCTTGCCAACATCTAACACAAAACCTCCTTGCCCTCTCAACATCTACATCGGATTCCTGATAAGCCAGGTCATACTCTGCTCTGCTGTATGGAGTAAGTTCTATCAGCCGTTTCAATTCATCCGGATCATCCCTAAGAACGCGGAAGAAATTCACCACTTCACCATGCAGATCGTTTACTGTCTCTATGTGGCACCGTGGTTTGTTAAACAATACCGCAAGACTTCCTGCGTATGGCTCCAAATACACCGTATGCTTTGGCATGTTATTTACTATCCAATTTGCTATTCGGGATTTTGCCCCCGGATATTTCAATACCTGTTTCATTTTTCCACAAGAACCGGGCACCCTTTATGCGCGCTGGTTCGTCTCCTTTCTGTTATTTGTAATCTTCAAATCTCTTTACTACAGCAAAAGTAACTCTGGAATTTACCCATCTTTGCAGTCGCAGTAAGTCGTCTCCGCGTCTTAATTTGTATTTTTCATAGATCATGACGTATGGACTGTATCCAAGATCCCGCAGAGTATAGATCCTTTCCAAGTCCTGTTCCAGCGTTGTGTTGAATCCGCACAGAACATACACAGTCATTTTCCAGCGTCCCCATCCTGTAAGCTCCTGGAACATTTTGAACTTCGTAATTATTTTCTCCCGGTCTTCGTACCTGTCCCAAGCAAAATGTATCTGCTTAATTTTCATCCGCCGGATGTATTCCGCTTTTTCTTCAGTCATAAGGCGGATATCACATCCTTGTGAAAAATCCACCCATGCGCCGCTATCAATAAGCTGCTGACTTAAATCTTTCCATTCACGGCAGGCAAACATATTCGGGTCAAGTAGCACAATATTTTTCTGACCGTTCCAGAATTCCGATAGATCAGCTACTTTTGTAGAGCATTTTCCTTCTTTCTTCTCGACGATGCAGAAGTCACACCCTCGCGGGCATCCTCTGGTTAAGAATCCATATGCTGTATCTCTGCACAGATCTGGATACAGACTATAATCTGGATATATATGCTCTACACCCAGTGGTAACGGTAAGCCCCCGTCCGGGTAATGATAACCCGTTCCGCCTTTGACTATTGTTCTGCCAGATACCGGATGCGGATAATCTGGTGTAAATGTAAATACCTTGCTCATATACACAAGATCCGGCTGGTCCTTCCAAGCAGTTAGCGGATCATACCATTCCACTGTATCGCCGTCCTGTTTGTGCCATGCGGACAGTTTCATAAGCGGTAAGCTCGGGAAATTATGTCCGTCTACATCAACCAGCGCAACTCTCATTTCTTCTTCCTCTTTCTCGGCTGGTACTTATCGCACCAACCAATTTCACAATTTCTGTGATTACCAGTCATTGGGTAATAGCCACATGTTACATTTGTATTGTTACCCCATTCACTGAATCTGCACTTTTTACAGACATGAATGGTCGTCTTTATCATTGCCATCACAGCCTCCTGCAAAATGTAATTCCATCAGATCTGCGATCATCAGGTATTCCTGTGCGTATTTGCTGTCTTTGTGCGTTTTCTTTACTTTTCCCCGAAATTTTTTCAGTGTTCCGTAAAAGCATCCACACTTCACTCCTACTGTTCCGTCTTTCTGGCGGAAGAATGTAATTGTCTGCTGCTCACTGAAAAAACCTCCGACTATTGCATAATCCAGATTTTCGGCGACACATGCATTTCCATAGACCTGTGCATTTCCAGAGATCCATGTATTTCCGTATACCTGTGCATTTTCGGATATCTGTACATTTCCAGCGACACATGCATTTCCATAGACCTGTGCATTTCCAGAGATCCATGCATTGCCGAAAACCCATGCATTCTCGAAGACTTGTGCATTGCCGAAAACCTGTGCATTGCCGGAGATCTTTGCATTGCCGAAAACTTGTGCATTGCCGGAGACCCATGCATTGCCGTCATCATCAATGTTACTTTCTTTCTCTACAAATCCTCCGAGTTCTCCTTCTTTCACAATTCCAAATTCCACAAGAGCCTTGATTCTAAATAATTTCTTTCCAAAAATATTGGTCACATATTCTGCTGTAAGTTCAAATTTTTTCATTTTCTCACCCTCTTTATCACGCAAACGGTAACTCTTCATCAATTCCATCCGGGATGTTCATGAAACCATTTTCATCTGTCATTGGATTAACTGCATTACTTGGATTAGCCGGAGCTGCGTTCTGCTGATTGCTATTTTTACTTTCTCCAAACTCAATTTCTTCCACCAGAACATCTGTGGTGTAGACCTTGTTTCCGTCCTTGTTCGTATAAGAGCCGGTCTGAATCCGTCCACAAATATTGGCTCTCATTCCTTTGCGGAAGTATTTTTCGATAAACTCCCCGGATTTTCCGAATGCTACACAGTTGATAAAATCAGCCGTCGGATTTCCATCACCTTTGAATCTCCTGTCTACTGCCAGAGTAAATCTCGCAACCGCAGTTGCTTTCTCCCCATTTGAATATCTAACGTCCACATCTTTCACGAATCTACCTGTTAAAATTACTTTATTGATAAGTCATTCCACCTTTCTTCTAATCACCATTTCATATTCTGAATTTGGATATTCTTCTACCATATTGGGTAATAATTCCCTTTATCATCTGCAACCCAATAACCTGTGCTCCAAGTATCAGTTAATGGGTCGTAGACTTTTCTGCCTTTAATCATTCTTTTTTTCCTCTATTTCCTTGAGTTCTACAAAGCCATCAGCAATAGCTTCTTTAATAAGCAAAGTATTGTATCTTTCAAGGCTGATTGTTATTGTTTTATCCTCACACTCTGTTATATTTCCTAAAATATCTTTGTATTTAGCCATATAATCTCCTTTCTAAAACGGACACTCACTAGGATTTTTCAAATCCCAACTTTTCCCTGCAACCGCAACATCTACATTCGCCCCATAAGCAACTTTTTTCATCTTTTCGATGAATTTACCGGCATCTGCATTTTCTTTTGATAAATGACACATAATCACATTCTGCAACTGATCTGACGCATTGGCTTTCACAAATTCGCAAGCCGTGTCAATGCTCATGTGTCCACGGACAACATGGTTTTTCTTTGCATCGTCACCGGATAACAATTCCGGGTCATAATTGACTCCCAGAAGAATGTGATTTACATTTTTAAATCGCCACTTAATCAACTCTGTGTCAGTTGCATAAATCATTGTCCCCATCTCCGGGTGTTGAACCCAAAAACCGTAACACGGGCATTCAGAACCATCACCGTTTGTATGAGTCCATTTGCCGTTTAAATCGGTCAAATCAAATGCTCTGATTTTCCATCGGCCTTTGAATTTTGCGCCGATATCATCTCTATACGGAGCAAATACAGGTATCCCAGTAGTTTCTAATTCTTTCAGTGATTTGCTATGGTCTCCTAACCATGCTCATGAGTTACAACGCATCCGGAAATGTTTCTAATATTCCATCCGCACATCTTCTTAATGTCCTTAATCGGCATTCCTGCATCAAGCAGAAGTGTTTCCGTATTTGTTCTGAGTGCATATGAGTTTCCAGAACTTCCGGTTCCGCAACATAACAGTTTGAGCATTACATCACCTCACTTTCCTTTCTGATAGCCTTATGAAAAGCGCCATCCTCAAGCCACCTCAAGACGGTTAAAAGTTGAGTATGCTTAATCACTTCAATGTGCTTTGTGTTGTGATACCACATAACCCATTCCTGTTTCAGCAATTCTTCAAGGCTTGTTATTGGTTCGCCTTCCTCAAATTTCCGATTCTTTTTCAGATATTCCATGTGTTGCTTCCTGTAATCACATTCACAACATTTTTCTGAAAAGGATGGATAATGTTTGCCATTCACTTCCACAGATGATGAGCAATACCTGCATGGATTCTGTCTCATACCTACACATCCTCTCCTCTGCAAAGCCTGATAAAATCCGTTTTAACTTTATCATGCAACTCGCTTATGATTTCTTCATCTGCAAGTTCATGAGAAAAAATCGGTCTGCCCATAGAATTCGCTATGTATTTATAGAGTTCTTCTCTTTCCTCGCCTGTTGTCATACAGTAACCTGTGTAGGCTTCTACAATCACTCGTTCTTTAAGAGTCATACTTTCACCTCATCGTCTGCCGGAAACTGGAAAACCTTAGGATTATCAAAAAACGTATAAAAGCTATCATTATTTGTTGCATGAGCAAATTTCAAATACGATTCTCTCAACAATTCCATTACTTTCAGTGCTTTTTCTCTGGATGAATATTTAGCCATAATTCCATTCACGACTTCAATTGGTCTTACTGCTGTGTCCATAACCGCTGATATATAATTATCTAAAGTTATTCCAAATACAAAATTTTCATACGGAACATCAATCGTTCTATCCTGTGAAATTACTCTCATCTTATCCCTCCTGCATGAACTCCGGCATTGCCTGCTGCCCGTCCGGTTCGGTCACTGTTCCAGCAGTTTCTTCCGGTTCAAAATCCATAGAATTTGCATTCTGAACGATCTCTTCATGAGCCTGCTCCTGTACATCTTCGATCTTGTATTCTTTGAAATCACCGTCAATAATCTCTTCTTTTGTGTACAGACCCATAGTCAGTTCCGGGCAATTAAGACTGGAAAAGAAAGATGCCGCTCTGTAACGAAGCATCAGCTGTGGCATGGTTTTCCATTTACTTCCGTTTTTGCCAAGCCATCCTTCTGCTCTCGCCATGTCCATGTCAACCGTCATACCTTCAACTTTTCTGCCATTCTTCATTACCCATGCTGTGCAAGAAAATGGCTTTCCATCTTTGTCCTTCTTCTCCTCGAACTGTAATTCCGTATCGAATTTTCCGCTGTTATTGATCGCAGCAATCAAAAACTTGGAACTCCATGACGGTCTTCCCTGAATCACATTAAGATTCTGCATTACCATAAGTGGACTTACGTGCAATCTCTGTGCCTGCTCAATGGCAATCAGACAATTCGCTTCGTTTCTCTGGAACGTTTGTGGCACTATGGTTGAGCTTGACAATGCTTTTGCCATCTGCATAGCCATAATGAAGTTATCGGATGTTCCAAAAATTCCAAGGCTGTAATCCGTCACTTTATTTCTTGATACTTCTCTCTTTTCCTCTGTTACTGCTACCTGTGTATCTGCCATAATCGCTTATTCCTCCAATAATTCTTTTACATATAAATCCATCGAATGGCATAACTTAATGCAATTTCCATGTAATGCATGGTTTTTCCAAGCGTTGTATTTCTCAAAAAATTTTTCTTCCTTCATTTTCCCGGATCTAACCAGTTCTGACCATTTCCTGATTTTCTTACGCATCTTTCGTTTGTTTGTGCCACTCAATTTTCTTATGTATTTTCCGTCCAATGTTACGTAGTGATGAAAACCTGTAAATGCTATTCCACATTTGAATGGGACAATCTGTGTCTTTCCATTCAATTCAAGTCCCAGACTTCCAAGAAAATCTCGAATCTGCTCCAAGCAAAACTTCAAATACTCTTTATCTGTATAAATCAGGTAAAAATCATCCATGTATCTTCCATATCTGGAAATTCCAAGTGTTTCGGTAATGAAGTGATCCATACCATCTAGCATCAGAAGTGCATATACCTGAGCTACCTGATTCCCGAGTGGAAGCCCCAGACCTTCTGTGCTTTCAATAAACAGGTGATTCAACCATTTTGTGTACTCATCTGGAAAGTGATAGTCAACAATTCTTTTCAGGATCTCATGGTCTATCTGGTAGAAAAACTTTTTAATGTCACATTTAAGAATCCAGCCATCAAGTCTATGTTCTTCATAAAAATCAATCATTTGCTCTTTCAAGCAATCCATTCCAAAATGAGTACCTTTCCCCTGCTGCCCTGCATAATTCGTACTAATAAAGCGATCCCTTAATGCAGGATGCAAAATCTCGTCGCATAAGCAATGTTGGACGATTTTGTCTTTGAAAGAACACGATTTAATCACTCTTTCTTTCGGTTCGTAAACCTTAAATTCGTTGTACGGATTCAACCGGTATGTCTGATTTTCCAGTTGTTCTTTCAATAAGTGAAGTCCTTCCAGATTCATAGTCTGAAATTTTGCACAGCTTCCATTAAAACCTTTTCCAGTTTTAGCCTTCCGGTATGCCTTATACAGATTTTCATAGCTGCATATAACATCTTTATCCATTGTAAAAATTCCTTTGTATTTACCCTATTCGAGAAGGTCATGCACTTTTTTGTATCTTTCTCTGATTTCGGCTTATTGCCTACTCTAACTGCCTGTTTGATACAGAATGGGCGAACACCGTTGCTGTTGTTGTAATTGTTGTTGTTGATATTGCCGGATGGAGCAACAACGGTTTAAACAGCGCATAACCTATAATTTTATCGTCCTTTATCTTTGGTTCTCCATGCAATCGCCATATGTTTTATATCGGACACCATTTTCGACCAATACTCCGTGCTTTCCATGCTGATAATATTAAGTTTCATTGATAATTCGATATAAAACAACAATTCATCGCAATTTGTGATTGCTTTTGTCTGTAACTCTGATCGCTCCTTTTTAAAATTTTTCAAATCTGTCCGGTTGGCTTCGTACAAATATTCATAAATTTCAAGTGCTTTATTCTGCATCTTGTCCACTAACGAAAATCTGTACTTTTTAGGGTACCGATTGCAGTTCGATGTTACTCTCAAAGTATGCTCTGCCAGATCCTTTGCTTTCATAATCACTTTTAGTTCTGTTTCCGCCATTTATTTTTCCTCTGATTCAAAGATTGCAGAAGAAAAGATACAAAACGGGCGAACACCGTCGCAGTTGCAGTAAATGCTGCGGCCGATATCGCCGGACGGAGCAACAACGCTAACACTGTTTTTGAAGCCATTGCAAGGTGTACTCCACGGAGAAATCAACCAGAACCAATCGTCTGTATTTGGAATGAGCTTTCTGTATTTCCGGTACTCATCCACTGTCAAAAGTGAAACTTTATCATCACATGTTCCGTACTCCGTCTGACCGTCCAAAGAAAGAAGGCTTCTCTCAAATTTGATCAGATTACCTGTCCCGATTTCTGATTCCATCTTTTTCAAAAATTCTTCATTCAAATATTTTCGAAGATTGCTGGTTCTCCAGTCATTGTTTTCAGAGTTGAATTTCATTTCACCTATAGAATCAGACAGACAAACATAACCATCACTCGTGATATCAATAATCTTCCAATTAACTCCTGCCAGTTCAAATGTTTCACCAATAGTAAGAAATTTGGAAAATTTCTTGTTGCATTCTACTTTCTGGCCGCTTCTCAGCTCTTCCATTTCTTTTTTTAACACATCAATCTGTTCCTGCAATGCTTTCATTGTTAATCCCATTTTCATTCTCCCTTCGATACAAAGATATTAGATTTTAAGATACAAAACGGGCGAACACCGTTGCTGCCGTCGTAACTGCTGATGCTGAAATTGCCGGATGGAGCAACAACGGCAATTGAATATTTCCATCCTCTGTCTTCTGTGCTCCAAGGTGTGCATGTCCACCACCAATCATTAAGGTTTTTATTAACCAGTAAATTGTTGTACAGTCTGGCTTCGTCGAATGTGATTGGTCTGACTTTGCACTTGAACCCTCCGAACTCATCCTGCATATCCACACTTGTCAGATCAACCTCATGCTCAATAAGGTTTTTTGCTCCGACTTCCTTCTCAATAACCGGCTGGATCTGATTCTCGATAACCTTTTTCAGATTTGACTCTTTATAGTTTCTCGAATCCTCATCAAATTTCACATTTTCAGCCATGAATCCTTTGGAAATTACTGCTGTTTCCTCTCTGCACTGCATCAGTACAATAAAATCATGCTCTCCAATTTTGAATACATCTCCCGGATTCAAAGTTGAAAGCTGCACTTTCGACTGTTTTTCCTCTTCTTCCAGCTTCTTAACCAGTTCTCTTGCCATATCCAATGCTTTACTCATTTTTACCCCTCCACTTTTAATTCTTTTCCATCATTTACGATCAGCATAATCAGCTGACCGTCCACCATATCAATAACCTTCTTCTGGTTTTCAGAGTCTAACGACTCGCAATCGTCCAACCAAATAGGCACTGAAACTCCTTCGATTTTCTGGATGCTCCGGCAAATATCCAGTTTTCCGAGAATCCGGTTTCCCTTATTGCTTATGGTGGTCAGAATGGACTTTCCATCAACCTGTGGAATGCACACAGATTTATAATTGCCGTTCTTTGTATTCTCGAACAGCTTCCACTTAACCAGTCCAAAATGGCTGTTGATTTCATCAGAAAGCAGCTCATTTTTCTTCTTTTCCAGTTCTGCCAGAAGGTCAAGTATATGCTCTGCATCCGTCTTTTTCTGTCCAAGGTCAAGCTTTCTTACTTTCAGTTCTTCCAGTCGTTCTTCTTCTGCGGAAGTATCCGACTGTGCAATTTTCTGTTCGCAGGCTCTCAGCTGCTCGTTCAGCTCCGATTCTTCTTGTCTGAGCTGTTCTTTCAAATCAGAAGCGTTTCCGAACCGTTCCAGGTACTTTTCTTTTTCAGCAATCTGGTTCTGAATTTTCTTATATTCTTCATTACCGGAAATATCCGCAGCAACCGGAATTTTTGCTTCTTTTTCTTTGAGAAGTCGAATCTCTTCTTCGATATTTCTGATATCTTCAGTTGTCTCTTTCAAAGAATCATTCAGTTTCTCGACTTCTTGTTCATCTTCTTCAATCGTCTTTTTCAGCGACATTCCTTTATCGGTAATCCGCTTTAACTCAGCTTCTTTTCTGACATCGAACTCTGACCGGAGCTGTTCTTTCTTGTCCTCTGGATATTCCTGCCCGCAGTACACGCATACGGTGCTACTTTCATCAAAAACTCTGGTTTTCTCCTGTTTCCACAGATTCGCCAGCTGTTGTTTTTCCTCAGACAGCTTTTTAATGGAAGCCATCAAAAGCCTAACATTTCTGCTGCAATCATCGGATTTGATTTCCAGTTTTCTCTTGTCTCTTTCTTTTTCTGAAATCTCGCTCCTGATTTCCCTGACTTTTTCAGAAAGAGCATTATTCGCCTGATTCTGCATATCTGACAGTTTGAATTTCAGCTCCATAATTCCGGCAGTAGCGGATTCATAATCTTTCAAAATGTTCTGACTATCAGCCTGTTTTTTCAGATTCTCTGCAATCTGTTCTTTCAGTGTATTTCTCTGCAATTCCAGATCAGATACATCAATGTCGGATTTCAACTTGATGTCTCGTTCTTTCTCCTTAATCTGTCCGTCCAGAACCGGAAGCTCTTTCTCAATATCCGATTTCTTTTTCTTATTCATGGCAGATAATTCCTCAGCCGAATAATCTTTCAGTTTTTCTGCCAATCCATGAAGGCTTTCATCCTCACAGCAAACATACAAATCTGAAAATTCTTTTGATAGAGAAAACAAATATGCTCTCATTTCATCTGCTTTCTTAGTGAGAAAAGCTTCTGGATTAGAACAGCTTTTCAAAAGTCCCATATCAATTCCAAGATATGTTTCAAATTCTGTTTTTTTCTTTGGAACATCATTGATAAAATATTTATTATCATCTTTGTAAGATGTTCCTTCCTTGCTGATCGTCCGGTGCTGTACCTTCCGCATGGAAATTTCTTTCCCATCCAGGTCAAAAACCAGTGTTACTTCTACATCAGAATCCATTACCGGTTCCCCGTCAACTTCCCTACGGACTGCCGGACTGCTTTTCAAATTGTAGTCGCAATCAAACAGTACCCAAGTATATGCGGTCGCAATACTGGACTTACCAGCTCCGTTCATACCGGAAATTTTGGTGATATTAGAGAAATCAATCTCTTTTTCAGTATATTTTGTGAAGTTTTTCAACTTCATTCGCAAAAGTTTCAGTTCCATTTCTTTTCTCCCTTAATTCGTTTGCGGTTACGATGGCCAGTTCCGTTCCAAGGATACGAAGTATTTCCTCTCCGCTCGGCTTGCATCCAGCAGCTATCAGGTCAACCAGAACATTCACTCTGGTTTCCTGATCTACCAAATCGAGATACTCGTCTTTGCTGATGCATATATACGCATCCTCCAGTAAATCCACTTTCATTTTTCCTCCACCTGTTCAAATCCAAGCACCTGACCGTCGTTAATGACTGATGCCTGTCCTTTCATTTCATAATTTTCAATGCAATCCTGCAATGTAATCGTTTCCATATTCATTTCTATCTCCTGTAATTTAATCTTCTAAACTTATCCACCGACCGAATAATTCCTGTTCCTTTGTGGATGATCTTTAAATAGAATTCCGTTTCATCCACCAGCATCCAGTTAGCCGGATTAAATCTAGCTGCCGCCACAGCTTCCTTCTGCTCTCTGGTTAATCTCTTTGGCTGCTTCATCTTTTCTTTCTCCGTGAAAGATACAAACTGTATGCGATGCATGCACCAAACTCTGCAATAATACAAGCTACAAAGCCTACCCAAAATTCTGGAATATAAATTGTCATTACTTTTTCCTCCTATTTCCCGTGCAATCTTTCCAGTTCCGCTGCACGCTTCAAAATCTCATCAGCATAGTTACTAAGTGTTCCGCCCTCGTATGCTCCGACTCCGTAATTATCGGAATATCCTGCGTTATAGAACATCAGTGCCGGTGCCGCTTCACCATATTTGTGAAGCAGTTCTTCCAGAAGCGTTACTCCCACATAAATGTTGTCGTATGGATCTGTCATATCACGGTCGCCTATCAACTCTTTGTGAATTTCCTTATCCACCTGCATGAGACCGACGCAGTTACCGTTTACCGCATCCGGGTTCCAGCCAGATTCCCGTTCGATCATTGCTTCTACCAATTCCGGTGAAATGTTCTTGCTTTCGCAGAGCCTTTCAATGTACTCCTGCCAGTCTCCCTGATGATCGCTCCCGGCATTTGCAATCATGGCAAAACCGGCGAACAACAGGAATGCAATTACTACCGCTATTGCCATTTTCTTCATTGCTCCCTCCTACTTTTTGTGACATTTGATAGGTGAATGCTCTCTCCATCTGTAATGTCTTGCTGGAACATTTTCACCTCGAAACTTCTTTTTCTTCTCGCTCAATGCATCCTGTTCCGCTCTGAATGCTTTGTACTGCTCACACTCATCATGGTAGCTTCCACATCCACGACGTTCACACTTTAAGCATGGTGCTGTCCGCATAAGTGCCTCCTGTTTTACGAATAGTTCCCTTTCAGCTTCCTTTTGTATATGCTTTTTGCTAAAACAGAGCATCCCAATTCAAAAACAATATTTTCAAAATTTTCGTCGTCATCCGCAATTTTTCTAATTGCACATTTCAGACTTTTTTTAGTAATTAAACTACGATCAAGAGTTCTTATACGATATGCCTCTATTGCCGTATTCTTTATGTTACCCATTCTGTTTCCCTTTCCTATGAACAATATTTCATTGCATATCTCTTTACGATTCCCTCAAAAATGGCTTTCAGCTGCGGTTTTTCATAAATGATTGCAATTTTTGTCGTTCCATCCTTGATAGCCGTCTTTGTGTTCCCGGCTTTCTCCATTCTGGAACGTTTGTTATCCTGCAATCTCTTCAGACTGCAATGTGCCGTTGTTTCCAGTTCACTCATTCAATTCACTTCCTTCCTGTGGTATAATCTCCTTAAAACAACTAAGGAGGTGGCTTATTATGGTTTTTACTGGCTTCTGTGATAAACAGAGCAAGAATTATTCTGTTGAGATTAAAATGGTAGATTCTTCTGATTTAGAAGAACAACGTTTTGAAAACGGACGTTTAATCTGTCCGTATTCAGCATTGTCCGGTTGTTGCCACACCCCAAAACAATGTTCCATACTTCAAAATCTCAACAAATAATTTACTGGCTCTCTGTAACAGGAGAGCCAATTTCAACCTCATACCCATCTTTGAATCTGATGCTTTTAATCTCTCCAGCAGTGTCCTGATTAACAAGTAGCACCCTCAAGTCTGTCGCGATCTCAAAAGCGTTCAAGTCAATTGTCAACACAGGAAGCTCTCCAGCTTTTTGCTTTAATTCGTAACTTCTGACACCATCAATTTTGCGACCACCAATACGAATTTCGGTAAATATTCCTTTTTCCCCATCAACCTGTCTGATTTCGATTTTTGACATTTTCTCATCTCCTCTCTAAAGTTAAATATTTTGAACTTCAAGAGTAAAAAAATAATCCTGGATATCACTTTCTGAAAGTCCGAGTAACTTCATGGTCTTCAAAATCTCATTCTGCTTCCACGGTCTTTTTCCGTTCATTTTCAACGATAATGTACGCTCTGAACATCCAAAGTCCTTTGCAAATGCAGATTGATTTCCGTATTTCTCTACAATCTTTCCTCTCAGCTTGCTATAATCAAATGCCATATTCTTTCTCCTTTCTGCTGTTTTTTGAAGTTCAATATTTTGAACTGATTACATAGTACCACCCGTCCGCTTACTTGTCAATAAAAAGTTCAAATATTTTTACTTTTTTAGTTTTACATATTGAACTTTAGTTCAAAGTGTGATACATTATCATTGAAAGGAGGAAATGTTAAAAATGAAGGAAAACACATGCACTAGGCTCAAAAAGATAATGAAAGAAAGAAACCTAAAACAGGTTGACATCTTGAACTTATCGTTGCCATATTGTTCAAAATTCAATGTGAAAATGAACAAATCTGATATAAGTCAGTATGTTTCCGGCAAAGTTGAACCCAGTCAAGAAAAACTTGTTATCTTGGGAATGGCATTGAATGTTTCTGAAGGATGGCTCATGGGATTAGATGTTTCTCCATCCAGAAAAGATACTTCAGAAGAAGCAAAAGAAGACTCCGATATTATGTTGAAGATCTCCATGCTATCACCAGAAGACAAAGAAACCGTATTGCAGCTGATAGATTTTATGCTATCAAAAAAAGAGAAAAGGTAGAGCTATTTGCCCCACCTTTCCAAAAAAAGTTTTATGAATGTATGCAGGTACTCTAGGGTGCCTGCATTGTCAATTTTCTTCACCATCTCAATAATCCGTTCCCTGTAGATTTCTTTCTCATTCACTAAAAACCCTCCTATCAAAAATCCGCATGTGCCGTAAAGTAGCTTAACAGAGTTATAGAACATATGTTCTTATTTTGTCAATATCAATCAAATCTTGTCGAATCGTGTCGGATTTTGCAGAAAGGTTATGTATGCGAAAAGATTGACAGATTTTCCCGAAAAAAGTAAGCTATTCGTATGGGGAAACACCATGCGGATTAGTGTTCCCCCAGCCGGAAGTTGATGTCTCTTTTTTGAGACAAGCATATTTTAACACTTTAAAGAGGGAGGACGGAACACTATGAAAAAAGAAAATTTGTATAAATTATCGGGACATTTTACCAGAGAAAGCACTGTCTTTACAGATAATTTGCGTCACAACTTGGATATTTGCTTAAAGTATTCAGACATTACTATTCATGAATTGGCTGAATCAGCCGGTATTTCTTTTGACACGCTTAAAAATCTGTTGTACCAGAACTCAAAAGATTGCAAGCTGTCCACTGCTGCCCTCTTAGCCAAGGCTATAGGTGTTACAGTGGATGAGCTAATCGGACTTGACACTACTTCCGAAGAGGACATGGACTGCATTTCTATGTTCCGTGAAATGCCTGAACACTATCAGTATTTTGTGCGCTGGTTCGTCCGCAGGCAATATGAGCTTTCTTTTGGCGGTTTCCGGCAAGGGAGAAAAACTGTCCCTGTGATGAATCTGGAGGAGCATCCAGACGGCACGTTACATATTTCCGGTGATTTTGAATCTCTTGATATCACTAATATTCCGCAAAATATCAAGCCGCAAATTTTTATGGGCATAAAAACGTCCGTCGACAACTATATGCCGTACTATTCTCCGTATGACATTCTTCTGATTGCCAATGATCGTAATCCACGTTCCACAGAGGATTGCATTATCATTTACGGCAACAATGTCTTTATTACCCGCAGAAGTCCTTGCGGAAATGGAAAATTTGAATATGTGAGCATCAGAGATAACAGATCCCGATGCTCAGAAGTTGATGTTGATGATGTTATTGGATATGTGGCGTATGTCTGCTGTTAAGACTGTACGTCGCAATTATTTATATTACTCTGGCCATTATAATAAAATCTGTATCTGTATTATTTGCTTCTGCATCGCTAAAGAAAAATCTAATATTTTGTCCTTCTGCTAGTGAAACCGTTACATACCCGTGGCCTTCGTATCCAGCATAATCATCGCTCGAACCTTCGACTGATACTATATTATTCTTTCCTCCATTATTAATGGAATATTGAATATATTGCAACGATCCTCCATATCTAGTATGAATTTCTCCATCAATTCCTAATTTACATGCTACTTTTGCAGTATATACACCATTGGAGTAAGAGAAAATATTCCCGTTATAATATTGCCCAGGATTAGTCCACTTTGTTGACCCGTTACTTGTAGTACTCGGATTCATCAAGTATGTATTAGGAGAAGGATTTGTTTTCAATCTAAGAATATGATGAAAAGCATAAGCTCCGGCATCAATCCTTCCTTGTTTTCTACCGCTGTCGTATCCAGAATTATACGATGGTCTGCTGTCCAACGTACCATCACTGTAATATCCGGCATCCACAGATTTTGTTGTATTAATTTCAGACCAGTTCAACGCACCTCTGTTCACCATTGTTCCAGAACGCTTTGTCTTTGCATCGGCATTGTAGAACGTCTTCCCGGACAGTACATCTCCCGTACCTGCATCACCTGTCAAAGCAAGCGTTCCTGTCAATGGCTCTCCATCTGCCCCAACAATGACTTTTCCACTAAGAATATCTCCAGCCGCAGCAGTAACAACATCCAGATCAATTCCGCCACCGCCGCCCGGCATTAAAATCGTTCCCATAACCTAGACTCCTTTCAAACCAACCGTAATGTCTGTGGCTGGCTTTTTGTACACCTTGAATGTAACGATTCCGTCAGAAGTTGAACCAGTTCCAGAAGATACAATTCCGAATGCCTTACTGTATGCTTTCTGTGTAGTCTCAGATGCCCCGTCTGCTAGCAAGCTGACAAGCACCGGAGAATCCGTCGATCTAATTCCATCAACCGTTACGATCTGTTGATATGGAGCTGCCGAACCGGTCCATTCGTTTGCTTTCAGAGTCACTGACTTAACTCCTTCCAGTTTGTTCACTTCAATGTTTGTTGCGTTAATATCCTTTGCCCCAAAGGTGTCACCGGTCTGCTGATACTCTGTAGAATCTGTGAACGACACTGTACCATCAGAATTAGGTGTCTGTGTATACTTTCTCTGCGTACCCGTTGCAATGATATCATCTTTGTAATCTGTCTTTAATGCCATTTAAACTCTCACTCCTTTCATTCCGCCCAGTCTGAACGACAGAACTGGCAATCCTGCTTCTTGCCGGTTCAGCATTTCATAGATGCTCAGCATAGCTGATTCTATCCGGTTCAGTTCGTTCCACTGAATAAAAGCCCCATTGCTGTAGAAAGTTGCTGTAACGCCCAAATCCTGCGTGAAAACTTTATCGTTGATTGTTTCCAGGTTTTTCTCAAAATTATTGATTTCCCGGGCATACGGATAGTCCGAATAGCCTTTATCCGCTCCCATATTGATGATATCAAAATCCGGGTAAAGTTCTTCCGCTCGTTCGTGTAAAAAATTCAGATTTCCCTTAATCCTGTTGTAATCCGATATATTGAACCGGTCTCCAACCGCCCAGTTTGTTTTAGGCTGAATCCACGCCATATTACAGCACCACCTTTCTTGCCTTTAAAGTGCCTGACCATCCGGAACTGTATTTCAGCTCATTCTGGTAGGCTCGTATCATCGTGTTGTCTCTCTCTTTTAATTCCAGATAGAAAAGATCATTCGCATCCGTCCGTGGGTCTCCATTCCATGTGATCTGATAATCTACATCACCCAGATAGTAGGATGCAAGCCATTCTTCCTGATCTTTTGCCAGCTCTTCGGTGCTGATGAGAGGATTGCTCCATGCTTTTTCAATACCCGTGTCATTGTGGTTGACTCTGTAATACAGTTCATCCACAACATATTCATATCCTTTGACAGAATATCTGATTTTTTCACCTGCTGCTCCTGTGATCTTAATATCTGCGAAGTAGTTGCTGCTGGCAGTAATCGTTGCCGTTGCAGTCCCCTCTTCTACGGACACTGTAAGGCCGTATGACGCTTTGCTAAAATAAATCGTTTTCGTGATCTCTGTTCCGACCAGCGTGAGTTCTTCTGACGATAATTCTTTAATTGCCAATGTAGAATTTCTGTAAAGGCTTCGCTTAACTGCAATCGTTTTGACTCTTTCTTGTCTTGTTGCAGTCGGTGAACCCTTCAGATTGTAATCTCTTGACAGCGTGTAATCTGTTGCATTTCCGAACAATACCGAGTCAACCGCCACTCTGGCATTTGGGTAACCTTTCTTGAACACAATCTCCATGGCGTCGAACCGGTCAAGCTGTTCTGTGTACTGACTGTATAATTCCGGATTTTCGACCGTTACATCCTGCACCTGTTCTTCCTGATAGTAGGTTACTACGTGGTATTCTTTAGGTGCTACATTCCGAAATTGAATAGCAAAACCATAACAAATATATCCAGACTCCAATTCGATGATAATTTTTGGTATGTCCTCAAACTCCCCGTTTTCATCTGCTATGCTGTCACTGACATATCCAGTCGTATCAACATAATCCGCTTCTGACTCCGGAAGAAACGTCACCGTTCCATCTACCACGGAAAAATCGTTACTGAACATTGCATATGCCGTCCGCTCTCCTGATTTCAGAACATTTTCTGCATGGCTGAATTCTGTTTTCGCTGCCGTTCCGTTGTCCCCTATCGGTAGTACATCTTCTCCCGGATATAAGAAATTACTTGGATACAGCAGATCAATTCCGGCACTGGAAGTCATATCCGGGATAAACGAAGATCTGATCAGCACCCTTCCTTTCCGGTCAACGCTTAAAACACACCGTCCGGCATTCGATATGATCTGCAGGGCTTCCGAATGTTTTACCGCAGGCATAGGATTGTATACCTTGACATCATGCAAATATGGGTCGATTACATATTCTTCCGGTTTCATACCTGCATCTGTCAAAACATCCAATGCCAGATCATACAGAGATATGCCCTCTGTGCGGTACAGACCTTTGTAATACGTTCCATTCAGCTTCCAGTCAAATACATCAACCATGGTAAATTTGGCTTCTGTATCGGTCGCTGACCACGATTTAAGGAATGTTGTAATCTCCGGCACCCATTCAATTGTTCCTTCACCATCCAGATCATATCCGAATGAAACCTTCATCTCCTGCCCCTGCTCCATGTATGCAACTGCTGATTCCGGGTTATCCGGGTTGTAATATAAATTCTGATTGTCCACTGTAAGGGTCATATCCTGACTCGGAAGGGACTCGCATACAGATGACACATAGTCTTTATAGGTGAATGATTTCACCTGCTTATTTGAGAAAGTATTGGAAATTCCGCATGTAAACTGGAAAATCCGCATCCTTCCCTGTCCATTAACCATGGTCACCGGTGTTATCCGCAGGAACGTTACCGCATCGAATGTGTCCTCGGTAACAAATATTTTCCCGGCATTTTCATAGGTTTTCGTACCATTATCAGACTGAACCGTAAATGAAGTAGGGTAGCATTCCCCAAAATCAATTGTAAGTCCCTTGATATCCGCAATGTTTCCGTCAAAGGAAATGTACATTGGACTTAGCAGCTCACTCGTCACCAAACCATTGTTGTAATAGTCGTACCCTTCATATTCCTCTGGCAGAAAGTACATGGTTCCGTCAACCTTTGCGAAATCCTGCTCCATGGTGGCATATACCCGGCTGACTGTGTTATCCTTGAATACCTCTGTGTTGTTTACGAAGTACGCAAAATCATTATCAGATTCTTTTGCAACTACGTTATCCTGTGCCGTTGAACTGATAATTCCGATTCGGGCAGTTATGTAGCCACGGTTCCGCATCGGCTGCCTCATGGCCTTTTTATATGCTGCACTTACATTTTGCATGATCTATCACTCCCACCCGGCATCAATCAGATTAAATTTGCAGTTTTCATACTTTGTAACAATGTGAGAATCCGGGTCTGCATACAGTGGAATCCCCGTTCTGTCCCCCGGGTACATTGTAATGGTGATTGGTCTCCCTGTTCTGTAGTCCTCAAATGTTACAGGTACAAAATATGGTTTAATTGCATCCAACATGCTCTGCCACTTAGCTGCATCCAGCATTGCCCATTCCATATTGTTCAGCTTAAAAATGTCTCTTCCTACTCTCTGGCCAATGACTGCATTGTTCGCATTTCGCCCGGCATTTACCGTTGTGCTGATAATATACGAAAATCCCACCCTAGGGCACGGGAAGTCTACCCCGTTCACGTTTAGGAAAGAGGACATGCCAGAACCAATTTTTATTTTTTTTTCTGCCATTCAGGCACCTCCGTTCTCGGCAGAAGTGCCCTCCGGCAGTCTGCCAGTATCTTTTTCTGGTTAGCGGATGCCTGCATCTTCGGCACCCGGTATGTTTCTTACTCTATCAATTTTGCTTTTAAATTCCGGCGGATAGAACCGGACATAAAGTGGGACAGGCTCTTTTCTATGCCCTCCCGGTAGTTCGTCTGCATGTACATATCAATTAGTGGTATGTACTGGTCTAGCGTCCACACATCATCCATGATTCCGTATTCGTCCTCGTCTTGATGCAAGTAATTGTATACGATATTGCTAATAGCATGTCTTGTGAGTGGCTTATGCGGCTTTCCTTGCGTTCTGGCATATTCGCTTACAAAGTATTCAGCTATGTCCTTCAACTCGGCTCTATAGCCGCTATCTGGAGATTCTCCTTCTTCCGTCATTGTTTCGTCAATAACCTTTGTGACCGTAGGAGATAACGTACCACCTTCAGATGTGGGAGAGACCTCTTTTTCCCTCGAAAAAGAGCATACTCTCATACTATCGTAATCATTGTTATTGTAATCATTGTTAGTAATACATGTTATAGGAATGCCTGTTTGTGCAACTCCCGAATTACACTTTGTGTTATTCCCTTGGGAATTACATTTTGTGTCATTCCCGTTTTCCTGTTTTGGAAATTCCTGATTGTTTTCTCCGGTAATTTCTTTTCTTAAATTCTCTTTCCAGATCGCAACTGCTTCATTGATTTTTTTCCATTCAGGTCTAATATGGACAGTAGGCATAGAATTAAATTTATACTTCGCCAAAGTAATAAATCCTTTTTCAGCGAGTCTTTTAATTGCTTTATCATACTGTCTCTCACTGATTCTGATTTCTTCCCACCAGTCTTTTCTCTGCTTTGCAATCCAATATTCCCCATCTTTAAATATGCGAACTTTTGTATTATTCTTTTTGTCTGGTGTGAACCAGTAAAGGATTCTGGAAAGAAGGGTTCCCTCTATCAAATCCCCTGTAATATCAATGTATTTGTGATATGTATGATTGCACTTTGCGCTTGACAAAAATTCAATCTGTGTATTTATTTCATCTTCAGTTAATTTTTTCTGCTGTTCATTCATTCTTATACCTCCGACATCAGATATGTGTGCTCCTGCATGCACTTGCGACAATAATAGTTGAATCAGTGGGAAAGCGACTGTCGTCTCGCCTTTCGGTAGCTACCCTATCCCACTGAAAAAGCAGCCGGAGGAGTCGAACCTCCATAAACCATGCGGCTGCCAGCTTATTCACTTTTATAAGCATCTGTTATTGAATCAGTGCCAGCAATTTTTTTAGCTGATCTACCGTGAGAATCGGCCCACCGTCTCCGCCCAGCTGGATATCTCCAGGAAAAATATACCTCTTGTCTATTCCGCGGATTCTCATCCCATTGATATCAGTTTGAAGCGGGTATCCGCCAAAAAGTCTGATTTTATATAAATACCAATCAGGGTACTTTGCTGCATTGACCCTGTAATTCTGTATTGCATTGATTGTTATCCGGATTTTATTAAAATAGTTCGAAGTATAATACGGAGCAAACGGAATACTGGCATGATATAAAACATTATGTCCGGGCCATCCAAACCCGTCATAATTGCTCGTTTCATAAATTGTTTCCCATGTATCGTTATACTGTTTATACTTTTCGTATTTTACGTGATATCTTCCACCGCTGCCACTGGCATACATGTAAAACATATTAAGAAACACATAAGTTGTCGGAGTGATCGTAATCCGGAACATGTACGGGTTGCTGTTCTCATCTGTCGGGTCAACAAACTGCGGAATTTTTATAACCGCCATGTCCGTTCCGCCCCAAAGATCCGCATGGTCACCTGCGGATATCTGGAACTCTTGCCATGTTTGTCCAAGGTCAGCACTTATCTCATAAGTGGCATTTGCTCTTGAAAGGAAATCTGATTTACAGCCAAACTCCTGATAAATCGTCGCCGCTTCAAAAAGAGATGGGGAGCCGAGGTTTTGATTCCATGTATTATATACTGGGGTAATATTCCTTCCGTTGGCATCATTCGTTGCTTTTGCTGCATTGTATATACTTTGCCCCGGAAACTGATTCAGTAAGTTCTGTATAAGCTCCGCCTTGTCATCTGCCGTAAAATAATCAATTTCCTTCTGTGGTGTATATCCATCTTCTCCCGGAACTCCCTGATCTCCGCTCGGTCCGGTCTCACCCTTGTCTCCTTTTTCCCCTTTTGGACCCTGCTGCCCTGTCTCACCTTGCAGACCACGCTCACCGGTATCGCCTTTTTTTCCTTGCGGTCCCGTTGCTCCCGGATTACCTTTTGGACCTTCTGGGCCGGTTTTGCCTTGGATTCCCTGCAGTCCCTGCGGGCCTATATCTCCACGATCACCTTTGTCACCCTTTTCGCCCTTTAATGCCGCAAGCTGTTCGGGTGTAAAATCTTCATAGCGGAAATCTTTGCCATCCTGGCCGTTTACCCCGTCCTTACCCTCTGCCTTAATGCCAGTATCAATATATCCTTTCACTGATTCATCGTACTGCCACCACGTACCGTCCTGTATGAATGGGGAATAGCCTTTCTTAACAATCACCGGCTGAACAGTCTTTAGAGCAAACGGTTCTTTTGATGCTGTAATCTTCGTGATTTTCATAGCTGATCTCCTGTTACTCCAAAAATATGTCTGTCTCTTCTGGATTTCACTTTCAACGTGATAGTTTCAAAAAACTCAATGTCTCCGTTTGCTACCATTTTGATCTCCAGAGCCACCGTTTGACTAGAAATTTTCATTGTCTCTTCCTGTGTAAGAGGTAGTTTCATTGTATTTCTAGAAATGGAGATATCTTCCAAGCCCCATTTTTTTTAGCACTGTTGTTGAACCATATAATATTGCACTAAATTGTTCCACATTAGCCAATGATTCGTCAAATTCAAGCACAACAGGCTTATTGTCTCCTTGAATAATTGTTTCCATGTGCCACCTAACTTTCTTATCCTAACAAATGAAAAAACGCCCACCAGACACAGTATTTCTACCATGTCCAGTGAGCGTGATTCTCAAAATGTTTGCCGTCCTTGCTCGGTTCGTCCTATCCTTTTCGCCCCGTTTCCCCCTCAACGACAAGCTGGGCGGAGCTGATGGATTCGGCTGAATTTGATTTTATTATAGCAGTTTTTCCCTAGAATATCAAGGTCTGCTGTGCATTTGCGGAATCTATCTGTTCTGCCAGAACATACGGCGGCTGATAGTTATTGATGATATCAATAGCCTTGTCCACCTGACTCCGTTTCAATGCCCGGTACGTCTTGATCTGGAAGTTATACTTCAAATTCGCATAAATGCCCTGATACACCTTGCGGCGAATGGATTTATCCCGGTACACATTAGAGGTCTTACCTCCCATTACAGCCAGTCCCTTGCGCTTCACAGCGGATGTTATCCGGTCTTCCTCTACCGGAAGAATCGGTAAATCCATTTTCAGACTTTCCATGTCCTTCTTGATGCTGTCAACCTCCTGTTGCAACTCCATATGCCCCTGTGCCAGAAGCATGATTTTGTCGTTGGTGCTGATCGGCATGGTGTAAGAGCCATTCTTCCTAATTGCCGGGAGGACTTCTGATGTCACCCATTTCTTGAACTTCTTTGCAGAGTCAAGTTTACTGCCAAAGATCAGAGCATAAAGACCGGATTCGTTAATGAATATAGTTTCCTGCTCTCTTCCCAAAGAATCCATGAGTCCCCGTTTCAGAGAGTCATCCTTTTCGACATGCGTAGATACCGCTCCTAAAGGTTTCGCATACCCAAGTGCACCGGCAACGTCTTTCCCAACAAACCACGCTTCTCCGTCGATCTCAACGGTTCTGATGTCTCCAAAATCCGGGTTATTAAAAATCTGAATATCAGTCATTATCTGGCACCTCTTTCCTTGCGATATTTTACGATGGCATAATGGTAAATCTTAAACAGAAAATCACAGTTTTCCATTTCCTCGATCATAGAAATCAACGCTTTCTTATAGTCCATTACTGCACACCGCCTTTCTTTTCCATACTGTCCAAGCATCCATGTCCCCAGTATTCTAACCAGCGTCTCATGAATGTCTCCCAATAGGTAAGCATTCCGTCAGTGTTCATGCAGTCAACCATCTCATGAATTTTCTTTCTGTTCTCTTCCATATTAAAAAACCTCCTGTGAAATATTGATTTTCCACAAGAGGTATGCTACAGTAGTAGTGCATATCCCTTGTGGATGTGTCTCATTGGAGTAACCATGATACCGCCAAGTACACGTAGGTTACTCCTTTTTTAATTCATTGTAGACCATGTCAATGCCTTTTCTGATAACTTCCGTTTTCTTCATTCCGGTTTTTTCCATGCAATAATTTAATTTCATCATGTCGTCATCCGATAGTCGAAAACTTTCTCTATGAGATTTTGGGTCTTCTGATGGTGGTCTTCCATTTCTAGGTGACATTTTATCCACTCCTTTCATTTGATTTAACTGTATTATATATTTGTCATGACATTTAGTCAATACTTTTTTGCAAAAAAATGATGCCCCATAACAGGGCACCACTTTTATGAAATCTTTTGAATTGTCGCATTCTCAACATTTAAGAAGTTGTTTTCTTCCATTAAGGATAAATGAAAATCGTCTTCAAAATACTGATACATAAGTTCATCTTCTTCGTTTTTGAAGTCTTTATAATTCTTGTATAAAGTCACACAACCTCTTTGACCTGTTTTTGCCTTAAAAATGTACCCGCCCAAAGGCAAGTCTCTTCCTACAAGATATCCTCCAGCTGGATAAATTCCTTTTTCTTTGTCGTACATATCATTCCATCCTTACAGCTTTGCTTCAAAAACTCTACCGCATTTTGAGCATACAAACGTGGTCTTTCCACGTTTACCACCGATTCCTGTTGCGGCTCCTACGATTCCACCAACCGGACCTCCCAAAGCAAATCCAACTGTGTTTCCTACAATTGCCTTTCCGAACGAAAATTTTTTCTTCGTGTCAGCAGGGATTCCAATTCCATCACATCCCCAGCTAGGACATTTGATTGTTTTTGCCATACAACTTTCCTCCCATGAAAATATATGCAGATTATACCACGGAAAAAGGTAAAAGAAAAGAGGCGGCAGGTTTTATCCTACCGCCTTAATTTTACGTGAAGCTGAAACCATTCCGGCTGATACGATTATTGATCGCATTAACCAGTTCACGGCCGTCTACATTGATGGATGCATCCTTCTCTGCAATCTCCCGGTTTGTATCTGCAATGTCTGACAGATACGGAGCCAGTGCTTCTGTAACCGCAGCCTTAACACCTTCACGGATTCCGGCAACGATCTGTTCGTTGTTTGCTACGGCTGTTCTACCATTCGAGAACTGACCAACCATCTCATTGTGATTAGCAAAGAACAAGCCGTCCTCCGGGAAACCTCCGACTTCATACATAGGGATAGACGGCAATTGGATTGGCTTAATATTAAATCCCCAGCTAGTACCTCCAATTACAGGAACCCAATCCGGAACTTTCCATTTCAATGAATTTATCAAATCAATAATTTTGTTTACAGCCTTTTCTACCGTTGAAATAACACCGTTCATAGAACCAACAACACCATTTTTCACATTTTTCCACAAATTTTCAAAGTATGATGCAATATTTTTACATGCTTCTGAAAATGAATTTGATACCGGAGTGATAACATTATCGCTGAACCAGCCGGAAACAACTTTCCAGATTTTCTGCACATTTGACCACAAATCAGAGAACAATTTTTTCACTTTTTCGTAGAACTTTGTGAAAAATGTTACCGTCGGCACAATAACGTTGTTGTTAAACCATGATGATACAACAATCCAGATATTTTGGACGGCTGTCCACAGTAATCTGAATAAATTTGTCACATTATTTTTCATCGTCGTAAAATTATTTACAACAGGAATAACGACATTTTCATTAAACCAGTCAGGTAACCCGATTAAAATTTCTTGAGCTTTTGCCGATGTTTCAGAAACAAAAGTTTCAATATTTTCTTTTAATTCAGATACCTTACCCTTAATCTCCTCCGCCGCTTGAGTTGCTTTATCTAAAACTATCGGAACCAATTCGGAAAGCTGCTTCACAAACTCTACGACATTTTGAAGATTATTTACAACTTCAACAGGTGCAAAATTATTGAATGAGTTTTCCTGTAAAAATTTGAGTGGAGCAGGAATTTCAAAATCAATTTCTCCGTCACCGAAGATATGGTCAAAAATAGATTGACCTATTCCTTCTGCAAAATTGGCAGGAAACTCGATCAATTTATCTTTTAAAGTAAAAAAGAAATCATATAAATTCCATGATAAATCCGCCCATTTTATTCCGCATATAAAATCAACAATTTTTTGACCGATTGTAGCAAATGTTCCGTCCTCTGATAATTTATCAAGGGCACCTACCATTGCTTGGAGAACACCTATTGCAAAATTACTGAATGTTTCAGCCGTGAGTTCAGCATCCCAGTTTTCAAAAAATCCAGTAATGCCAGATGCCAGTGATCTTCCTAAATTTCTCCAATCAAATTCAATCGCAAAAGCATTTTCCGCATGAAATGCAGTGTTGATAGCACCAGCAATTGTTTTGCCAAGATTGTAAAATAATCTCGGACTGATAAGACCATTTAAAAATTGAGCAAGTCCGGTTCCGAAATTTTCTGCTTTTTTATACACACTATCCCAGTCAATGCTTTCCATGGCTTTTGACAGTGTATCTCCAATAACGGAACCCAACTGATACAGGCTCTTAATGTTACTTTCAAAATCTTTCCAGATAGTGTCTGTTTTAACCAGACCACCAGAGCCAGCACCGCCACCTGCGCCACCTGCACCGGAACCAGAACCGCCGGAACCGGAATCTGAATCATCCGGGTTAAGTACATTTAATTCGTCAATAGCCAGAAGATTGGTTTTCATCTTCTTTGTATTGTCAGCTGCTTTACCGGTGCTGTCTGCCAGATCATCAGCTGAGCTTGCCGCATCTGACCAGTCATCAGCTACACCACCGCCGGACACTTCAAATTTCCAGCCGAAGATTGCACCAAGGGCATTTGTTACCGTTGTTGCAAAGCTGATTACCTTCTGCATAACAAAATTCAGAGTCCGTAAAAACGGTTTGAATGCGTTAATCAGTGCCCCACCAATAATGCCGCCTAACTGCTGGAAGTTCTGTTTCAAAATTCGTACTTGGTTCGCCCATGTATCGGCTGTTCTGGCGAAATCCCCTTGTGCTGCCGTGGTATTTGCTAATACGTACTGATACCGCAGCATTGCCTTTTCTGCCTGCGTCATGGATTTAATATCAGCATCCATGCCGTTCTTCATTGCCCACTCTTTCAGAGTGGCCTGCGTCAGATCAAGTCCATATTTACGTAGTGGAACTACCATTCCGGTGAATACAGATTGCAGGTCTTTGGCAACATCTGCCTGATCTTTGTCGTAGAAAGATGCCATATCCGCAGTCAGTTTAGTAAGATTCAAAGACACATCGGACATAGAATCTGACAATCCAATATATCCTTCTGTGGCACCATTTAAGAACCTGTTTGCGTTCTCGATCTGTTTGCCGCCGACATCCATAGCAGTTCCCATAGCCTGGAATGTACTGGCATACTGCTTAACGGAAAGTTCGGACATACCGAACTGCTGAATGGAGTTTTGCACAAAGTCATTAACCTTGTACTCCATATTTCCGAACGTGGTACGGACAACGTTCTCAACCTCTGTTAAATCGGATGAGATGTCAATAGCATTCCGGAAAAGTCCAAGTCCTCTAATGACCATCCAGTAAGTTGCGTAAAACTTACCGATAGCACCTGCCAAAGAAAATGCACTATTCCTTGCGTTACCGGCAGATTTTGAGAAGGAGAAAAGACTTGTCCCAAGTGATCTTGCCGCAGTACCACTAGATGCTCCTGTACGTGCCAGATTAGCCAGTGCCGTAGTCATCTGGATAATGTTCTGGCTGATATATGGTGCTTTTGAAAGCGTCTCAAACAGGTATTTAAGGTTGTTTGCAAGCAAAGGTATATTATTTACCGCTCTCACACTTGCAACGCTTCCTAACCTGCCTATGGACGTTACAAGGTCGGTCAGATTCTTGTTGTCAAACGACATAGAGCCGATCTGGTTCATCTGCCGGACAAAATTCTGTAATTGAGCAGAAATGCTCGGAAGATTTGCCGTTGCCTGCGTTGCGGTCTTTCCGCCCAGCTTCGCAATAGCTTTAATTGTGTTGGTCAGACCGGTTGGGTCAAACGTAAATGTTCCTACGCTGTTCATTCCCTGCACAAATTGAGCAAGCTGGTCTTTTATGAGCACAAGGTTTTGCGCGCCCTGTGTAGCCTTTATACCGCCCAGTTTTGACAGTGAATTAGCTACATTCACTATTCCGGTCATATCGGTGTTAAAACCGCCAGAAACGCTGTTTTTGAGCTGTGTCATAGAACCAGCCACTCTGGAAATCTGAGCAGAATCCACACCCGCTACTTTCCCCATAGCAGTTGCCAGTGTTGTTATATTTCTGGAATTAAGATTCTGTGACGCTCTGGTAATACTATTAAGTCCAATAGCAACACCAGACATCTTGCCAACGTTGATGCTCAGGCTTGATGCCAGTTTCACCATGCTTTGAGCAAGTGCATCCAGCTTATCAGAAGCAGTTTTCGCATCCGCTTCAATCTTGATCTGAAGATCATCAATCGTGGTTGCTGCCATTTATTTCACCTCCACCATTAGTTTTTAGATGGTTAGCGAACACCTAAAACGGTGTCCGGTTGCTCGTTATAAGCAAAAAAGGGCAGTAAGCTTTGACACCTACTGCCCCATAAAATCAGACTAAAATTATGCCTGCACGATTGCCGCATCAAAACCGGCCTTTTTCAGTTTATCTGCCATCGCCTGCGCATTTTCCTTTACCCCGTATGCGCCCACCTGCACCCGATAAAGAGATTTCGGATTGCCAGTGTTAGTTTCTTCACCTGCATCTGCCTTTGCGGTTTCAGAGGTCGCAGAGACCTTCTCGCCGGTGATTCCGTAAACGATAGCTGATGCCATCTCATAGTAATTATAGAGTTTCACATCGTCCTTATCGTCCACGAAGCAGCACTCAACCAGCATTGCAGGTGCCTTGGTATTTTTCAGCACATACAGACTGGAATTTACCTTTACACCACGATTCCGGAAACCTAATCTTGCAATAGCAGCACAGACTTTCTCAGCATAGACTTTTGCTTTGCTGGACGCAGAGTAAACCAGTACCTCGACTCCGGTTGTCTTGGCGTTACCTGATTTATCATTCGCACCGGAGTTGAAGTGGATGGATACATCCAGATCAACTTCATGCAGTCTGCATTTCTGCACGATTTTCTGTAATACGTCTTTCTGTCCCGTGCCATTATCCACGGTACAGTCATAGACCGTATGTCCCAGCTGCCGGAGCTGACTGATAACCTCATCCTTTACTCTCCTGTCCTCTACAGACTCCTGAATAAGGCCTACTGCGCCACACGCAACTTTTCCCGCCGGGTTATGTCCGGCATGTACGTTAATTCTCATAATAATTTCCTCCTAATCAGGACTTTCTGGTAAACCTTGCTGCCGGAGAAGATTGATTCGCTGCTTCATTTCATAAACAGCACATTCCTCTCTCGACTCGGTGTTACCAGAAGTATTTTCTTTTTCGTCTTGAAGCATCGGTTTTTCAATGTATTTGGACTTCGGATGTTTTGCAAAATTATGTTCAATGGCTGTAGCCACGGCGGACAAGCCGTAATTTCCTAACCATGCCCACATCTGTGCATCCTTCCTACGTTCCTGGATTGCATAGCCTTTCAGACAATATCCAAGCTTCGTTGGATTAAGGTGCTTGAACTCCTCTATTGAAATTCCGATAGAAAAAGCCACTGGGAAGTATTCTTCCCAGATTATTTTGTGCCAGTTGATTTCTGCTTGTGATCCTGCGGCACTTTTCTCTGCTTCTGATTCTCTGCCAATTGATTCAGCATTTTGGTGATTCCGGACAGCTCGAAAAAACCGTCCTCCTCCATGCATTTACGCAGGTCTTCGTACAGGTCTGCATAGCCGATTTTATTCTCTTTCATATATGATTTCATCAGAGCTTTTGCTTCTGTCTCTGGTACCGGATTATTCTCAATCAGACCGACAAAAAATCCGGTACGGCAAATGTGCGGAATATCAGATACCATGTTGATTGTTCCGTTAATCATATCTTTAGGTGTCGGATTTTCCATATCAGCCGCATCTTCCAGAAGTGCTGCACCGGATACAATACGGAACATCATAGACACAAAGTCTTTTCTTTCTGCCGCTTCAAAGCTAAACTCTAATTTGTAGTCATTTCCATTAACTGTAATTTCTTTCATTTCTTTTCCCTTTCCATGAATCTGTTATAGGAAAGGGGGCAGTCCGTAGACCGCCCCACATTTCACCTTTACCACATATCAACTTCCGGCTCAGCCGTTTCGTCATCGTAGCCAGTCACCACGGCTTTTCTGCTTTTAGCAGACTGGCTTATGATTTTTTTGTCAGGGTAATAGCAGTCGGATAACCGTTCTCATCCTCTGTTACCACAACATCATAGTCATCCTCAATCCACTTCGGGACGGTCTGTACGGAAACCGTAGCAGTACCGGTCAGATGATCGTCAGATGCCTCACCGGGAGCAAAAGCCTCCTGCCCAATGAATCCGCAAATACCTTCAGAACCTTTTCCGTCCGTACCGTACAGGATGATGAAATCGAGCTTCTTGCCCTCGTTTTGCACCATCTCATCTTTGTACTTCTTTTCAAAAGCGCCTTCAACTTCCATGGAACCAGCAGAACGTCTTCCCATCTCCTGAGTCTCAACAAGGTCTTCAAGAGTGGAAGTATCTACCATGTTCTGGGAGCCGAACGGGGAAGGAATTGATTTTGCTCTGATAAGCAGTTTGTAAGTTCCTGCCCAGTAAGCACCTGCTACCGCGCTAGAACTCGGTTCCTTATAAGCAATTCTACTTTTTAAGCCTGTTGCCATAATTCTTACCTCCTAAAAATAAGTAAAAAAATAAGAGCATTGCTGCTCTTTATAATCTGTCGTTCCAATCGAATGTTCGTCTTGCCCGGAAGGTAGCTGCCCACAGCTTATCTTCTTTCCGGCAATAAGGCATTCCGATTAACTGAAACGATAAATCCTTATAACGCTTTGCCACTTCACTTGCTATGCTCATGGCTGTACTTCTATCTTTGTTTGTAGTTACCGTGATTTGCGTACTAAACAGCACGCTATTGATCTGCGTTTCCAGATCTGGATTCCGTTCTACCGGCTCTAATGCCTGTATAAGAATCGTTGGAAATGTAGGTGTGGTGCTCGACTGCTCATCACGGGTGATAAGTGCTTTTGGATACTTCTCATGAAGTTGAGAATAGATTTTTGAGAATACATTGGTCTCAATATTAAATGCCCATTGATTACCACTAGCCATTGTCGAACACATCCTTTGCAATCTTTGAAATTTCCAGTATCAATTTCAGATCGGTCTCATACATGAACGGTCTGGACGGCATACCTTTTGTCCAGTGCCACTCTCCGTCCCTGTAGTAAAACCAGCCGGATTCTCCATGCTCATTAACATCATATTTCCAACCGGATACTGATGCATTCTGGTGCGGATTCTGCGAACCGGTAATACCAGTACCAAACTCAACATATTTCGCCCACGGGCAATCCGTGTAAACGATATAGGTGCTGCCATACTGTAAGACCATTCCCGGAGTCTTCTGTATACTCGCCCAAAGCTCACCGGTATAAACAGCATTGTGACTTTGGATTTTCATTTGAGCAATTTCTACACCACGTTCTGCCAGACGCTCCGCAAACGTCCGGCACTTCGCAATGATTTCCTTTTTGTACTTCAAAATCTCTTTTGATGCATCCCGGAATGATTTTTCTGACAATGATACTGAAATGGGTTTTGACATATCATTTCACAACTTTCTGGAGCAAAAACAAATCAACGGTCAGACCCTCATCAGCAACTCCCTTAACCTCATAATCAGCTGTTGTGCTGTCAACGAGTCCATCTTCGCCGTAAACAATTTCTGACTTCTTCCAAACCACATCACCGGCTTTCAAAGGAAGGTATCCTTTATCGGTAACGATCTGTACATAAGTGCTGCTGTCGTCAACTCCAAACTCTTTTACCAGAACCTCGCTCAACTTATTGCTGATATTGGCATAGAACTCTTTTGGTTCTGAAAAACCAACTTTCTCATCTGCAATCAGAGGGATTTTGTTTCCGTCACCATCCACGTAGTATTTGATGTTTCCATCATCATCTTTTTCATAGATGGTGACTTTTTGACCGTGCTGCGAATACTTCATCAACTGCTTATTGATGTCAAGCATCTCACTTCACATCCTTGCCGAATCTCTTCCACAGATCTGTTAATTTTTCCCATCCATACATAGAAACAAATGCAACAATAAATCCTGCCATGATAGCTGCCAAAATCATATACCATAATATTTCCATTCGGACATACTGCATATAGGCCGCAAAAGCAGCTACAGTAATTCCGATAGACAGGAAAAACACCAATGCATCCGTAGGAATTTTTGACAGAAATCCCACTCCTTTGACCACCTGTGTAACCACAGATACCATAAACGCCAGGGCGCCGATAATTGCCAATATAATAGTCATGTTGGCAATCAATGTCTGCATAATATCCATAATCTATACCTCCTTGTGCTCGTTAAGACGCTCTTCCAAGCCGTCCAACCTGTGATGCGCCGACTTTACACTTTCCTCAACCTTAACGATTCTTCCATCATGGGAATTGATCTCTTTCCTCATTTCCGAAACCTCGTTTTTGATTTCAGTTGTGTTATTCGATATTGCATCCAGTTTCATGTTAATGCGTGTATTTTCTTTTACACGTTCCTCAATATCCTTTGTGTCTGTCCGCTTATCACTTTTCAGACCCATAAAGACGGAAAAACTCAGTGATAACACGCTTATAATGATTGCTGCCGATACCTGTATCGTCACATCATATACCGCCTTCCTACTATAATTTTGCGTGCTGCCCTCCACCACCTATAGCACGCCCCTGCTACCTTCCGGCAACGCTCAATCTGCTAAAGTGCTTTCACAAACGGATATACACCGACAAACAGATTTTCCCGGTCTTTCCATGCCCTGCTCACGCCATTTTCAGTGTAAGTAGCCATGTAAGCCTCGCCTGCTTGCGATTTGTCATACACAGCCAGATTAACTATGACTCCCTCGTAATTCTTCATATCACTGTTAATCTGTTCCTGCGTATAACTGCTCGGATACATCCGTCTGCTTATTACTTCCTGCTGTGCCTGCTCAACCAACTGCTCAATTAGAGGATTGTCTTCCTTATGGTCAAACACAACAGAATCGTCCGCATCAATATGAAATTGTTTTAACCGGATTTTCACCTGCTCAACCATCGTGTATGCCATAAGGATAACCTCCTACAAATTGAGCATATTGATAAAATACTCTTTCAGAGCCGTACCGGTCATATCCTCATATCCCGGAACGTCATTCTCTGCCGCCAGAGCTTTCAGATCATCAACGCTCATTCTGTTAATTTCTGTTTTGGTATGCGCTTTCTCAAAAGGCAAAGAAGAGGCAGATTCTTCTGCCTCTTCGATTTCTTCACCAGGAAGATACCATTTACCTTTGTATTTGACTTTATGATCGAAAACCATAAGTCCACCCCTTCCTAGTAACACTTGATAACGTAGGTGCTGTCCATTCTTTCATAAGACGGAAGAACGATCTCAGATGCAGTAGTCTTCGTATGTACCGGATCGTTTGTGGTGGTAACTGCCACAGCTACACCTGTATTAACAATGGATACATCTGCCTCTCCGCTTCCCATAAGGGTTCTCTCTTCCGGAGTGGTTCCGTACCAAGTATTTCCCAGTGCTCCGTCCGGGATCAATGTTGCAAATCCGTCCGGATAGAATTTAGCTGCTGTTCCGTCCTCTTTCTTGTACTGTTTGGAGTACACGATGATACTGATTCCAAGCTCGCTGGAAAAGATCTCTTTTACACGATTGTCTGTCATAAATACATTGGCAGTAACGTTCTGAGTCAGAATTGCAGATTTGATCTTTGCATTCTGTTTCAGATAGTCCATGGTCTTTCTGGAAACAATCATGATAGAAGGTCTCTCACCAGTTTCTGCTTCTACAGCATCCAGTGCAACAGACACATCGTCCATCGGGTCAGAATTTGTAGTATCAGACCACTTGTCAGTGTCCGTTGTCAGGCTTGCAAAGTTCTTTGTCTTGTATGTGCTATTCGGGTCATAGTTGTAAGCATATGTTACTCCGTTTGCCTGAATAGAAATTTTCGGTGAACCATCAGTTGGAGCAAGCAGCTGCATAATCATTCTTTCCGGCACAACATCCGCGCCGTCGATCAGGGTATTTGCATCATCGAAAATTCTGCTCAGAACATCTGCCGCATACGGGTCTGTACTGTCTTTAACACGCATGATTTCCTGTTCATCTGCTTCTTTAATAAGCATAGACTCACGGAAGAATGCCATTTCGGTTTCTGTCAGTTTGAATCCCTCACGGCTTCTCAGAGTGGATACCGCATCAAAATTGGACGGTGCTAAAGAAACCGGAAGTCCTTTGGATGTCTTAATCCATTTCAGATCAAGACCCATTTTCTTTTTAGCCGGAAAGAGTCCAGCTCCAAGGTAAGCAATTTTGTTACTTGCTACTTCTGTATGCACAAGTGCAATCGCTTTTGAATTATAAGCGTCTCTAATGTTCATTATTTCCTCACTTTCTACCGATAACTGTTTTCGGTCAGCGGCCGCAAATTTTTACGACCGGTTTTGCTTATTCAAATACAATCAGCGGTAATGCTGTTTTGACTCCTGATGCAATCGTAATTCCAGCATTTGCATTTGCATTTGCTTCGTTTACACACGCGAATGCTTTTACGATGGTTCCGTTAGGGTTAGAATCATACACATCATTAAGCAAAATACCTACGGCTGCCCCGTCAGAAGATGCTGAATTTACTTTTTTTCCAGTAGCGTCGATAGGGTTACCTGCTTTGCAGACACCATTCGTGAATGCAGTAGAATCAAGAGTGATTTCTTCGAAAAGCTCCCCTCCGAGACGTCTTTTCAGAATTTCTTTCTGAGTTGTTACAGTTGACTCTTTAAATTTCATCTTTTTAACCTCCTATATAGCTGTTTACAATGGACTCAGCGGCTTTATTCGTTCCAGCAAGGTTTTTACCAATAGCTTCTGCTGTCTTTTCCGCTTCTGTCTTTCCTTTATCACCGCCAGCGCCGCCGCCAGGAATATCCTGATGTTTCGCAATCTCCTGTTCTTTCGCCTGTGCTGCTGCGGTTTCTTTTTCGGACATAATCTTTCCAAGCTCTGCATAATCAAGGCTTCAATCGTCTTTCACGATGGTTTTTGCCTGTTCAGCAGTAATTTTGAAATTGGTCATAGCTGCTTCTCTCTGATCTCTGATGGCATTAGACTTCTGCATGTCAGCAATAGTCTTATTTGCTGCTTCCAGAGCTTTGTTGGCTTTTTCAATTTCGGTCAACTGCCCAGCTTCCAGATCATCCAGTTTTTTCTGAAGATCATCTGCTTTTCCTGCCTTCTCCCTAAGAGCAGCAATGTCTGCATTTGCTTTCTGAGTTGCTTTTCCGTAATCAGCAATGATTTTTTCAATGTTTTCTTCGCTGATTCCCATAGCGACTAAATCTTCTCTTTTCATGATTACCTCCGATATGCTTTACGTTTTTTTACGGTGCAACGACACCGATAGCATTGTTGATTTTTACGCTCACAACTTTGCGAATTTTTATAAAATAAAAACAGCCGCCGATTACTCGGTGACTGCCTTATTTGTTGGGTTTTGATTATTTAATTTTGCTACAATCTCTTGTGCTTTTCGTTCTTGCTCTTCCACATCATCTATGGTTTTCCACAGATTATCCAGGTACGGTTTTGACAACATGAATGTCTTTTCTGCATCTCCCCACAGACCAACGGTCTTAATAGCCACAATCGGGTGAATACCACACTGTAAGAGTTGTAAGAGCGTCTGGGACTTGGTGTACATGTTATCCTGCGGACTGTGGTTGATCTGGACTTCAAAATCCCGGATAGACAGTTTCAAATCGTTTCCGGATACCCGAAGAGTATTAAGAACAACTGTGGAAAGACGTTTTTCAGATGATTTTACAATTGGGTCTTTCAATTTTGCACGGGTTTTTGAGAAATCCCAGCCGTTACGTAATTCGACGGCTCCCTGCGTGTCTCCTCCGGTATTACTCTGCTTAGTAGGAATTGCCAGAATGGATAATGCATTGTCCCAAAGATCATCTTTTGCCACCTGGCATTGTGTCTGGTTAAGCTCCTGCGTCATAATGTCGACATCTGACTTGTTATCTTTGTTGATGGACTTAACAACAAGAGCATGATTCATTTTCATTTTCTCAAACTGCTCTTCGTCCACATCACAGTTCACAAACTTAATCCACGACTGAACAAACTGCTCAATGCCGTCCATTCTATTAGACTGCATATTGTTAATTGCATCAAGCATGGAAATTACCAACTCAATGTCTGAAATTCGTTCGTGATTGTTCGGATACTCTACAATCGGGATTCCGCCATATGTATGTAGTTTTGATTTAACCACATTGCTGTCAACAATCTTAAATGACATCGTTTCGGAAAATGCCAGTTTGTAGTATTTTCCGTCCTCATCCTTCAATTCTTGCACGGCAAGAACTGGTTCTTCCGTGCTTCTGTTATAGATAACAAAAGTATTCAGAGGACTAGGTGCTGTGATTCTGAACGGAATTTCCCCTTCCTTAGACTGGATAGCTTTGAAAGAGGTGCCCGTAGCGGACTGCCATTCACCGGACTTAATGTCTTTTTCCTGCTTATTGGCATCCGTCATAAAATCATTTAACTCATCCACGGCATTGTTGATTGCATCATCGTCTTTCCTGCTAATAAACTGAACTGGCTCTCCGTAGGTCTGCCCAACTTTGAACTGGACAATCTCATACGCATGGTTTTCAAGAATTTTGTTTGTGATGTCCTCATTAGAAACCTTTGTCCGGTAAAGAACTGGCTGATCTCCTTTGTAGTACCGCCAAAGGTATCTGATAGCTGTTTTATTGCCATAAAAAACACCAATGCACTGTCCAATTATCTTTACCACATTTTCGTCTGTGATTCGTTCAGCGTCCGTATATGCAATTTTTCGTCCGTAATTCCCTTTTACAAGGTCTTGAAAATACATTGTGTTTCTTACAAAATCCATGTTTCCACCTACATATAAGTAACCCCGGAAGAACAATTTCTCTGTGGGATATCTTTAATTTCTGTCTCTCCATTGTCTACGTAATAGACAACTCGTTTATTGCACTTCTTACACCTGCCGATCACCGGCATAGAAGAACGCCCGTCCCATGTAGCAACTTTCCGACCACACCGGGGACAATATATCGTTTTTGGTTTGTATTCCATGTTTTTTCCTCATTTCTGCAAAAAAGAGAGCACTGCCGTTTCCAGCAATGCTCTCTCTTACCGATGGGAGAAAAGTTTCTTAAAACTTTACAATCATATTGTATACCACTTATTTTTTAAAGAAAATACACGTTTTTATGCTATTTTATGCGTTTTGGTGCAGTTAATCCCCCATGTACAGGTATCCAAACATTTTCTCAAACGTATCAATGGCATTATCATAAATGAAAAACGTCTGACGCTTTGATTTCTTGATTTCGACGCTAATTACCTTAAAATCTTTGTCCAGCACAAACCGCTTTGCAAGCACATCGTACATATCCGTATCCGGGATCTTCTCAATCTGCCGGACAATCTCCTCTCTTTTCCTGGAAAGAGTCCGCACTTCTGACTCCATATCAGCAATTTTAGGTGCTCCGCTGCCAACAATGTCTTTTGTGCCGGAAGTCTGCACACGTTCTCCGCAGGAGAATGACGACATCCCGTATATGCTCGCCCGTAGATTCTTGATTTCTTCAATTTTATTCGCAATCATGCGGTCATATCTTTTGATCTGGCCAAGGTAATTCTTTGTCTCCATTACATCCTCCTAAACGGGTTTACCGCTGCTTCTGCTTTTGCCGGCGTTCCTGTTCTCATTTCGTTTTCAAACAATGAAATAGAATCAGGCGCGTCATCGTGCTTTACTTTTCCGCTTCTCGTCATGGTTGTAAGTTCTTTCATAAACTTATAATACTGGCTTTGCCTATCCATTTTTTTGAAATCACGAAAATAATAATCACGAATAATGTTATCCCTTGCATTTTCCATTCTCGTTATTTTGTTCGTACAATTAAACTTGAACCTTGCGCTACATCTGCCGCCACGCTCTTTAACGATGTCCATTACATCTCGCCCAAAATATTCGCCAGCACTATTGCTCTCAAATGTGACAGTTTTAACATTGTGCTTAATAAGCATATTTGCGCATTCAGGCTTCGTGAACTGTGTTCCGGAATTGTCGAATACTACATCAACAATATATACTTCATTTCCATATATGTAGCCAATCGGCATCGAACAGCTATCATCCCCTTTGTCTGCGCTATCACATGCCGCCATGATTGCATCTGGTTCCCTATCCACTGGAAGTTCTTCAAAATAATTCAACTCATTCTCTGCAAACATCCGTCCTTTTGCTTCAAATGGCTCCTGCTGGAACTCCGCAGCCCACGTTTCTTCCGATACTAGTTTTCGCTCTTTTCGATAATAATCAGTTGTGAATATCTTCCGTAATCCTTTTTTATCCTTACGGTAGATTTCCCAGTTACTTTCGTCCGTAATTGGGTCGAGGGCTGGAATTGCAACTTCTTTCCATCTCCAGCCAAGTTCATCAGCTTTGTTCTGCAATGCTGTAATAGGGTCATATAGGCTGTATTTTGTGCCCTGAATAATAATAGGTGTGCCCTCTAGCCTACGTCCAAGAACATCGTCTGTAACCTTTTCACACAGGAACTCTAATCTGTCTCTATTTCTTGCCTCCTCGTGATTCTTTACGCAGTCATCAATATAGACAAGAACATTTGCTTCTGTACATCCTACGATTGCACCATCAATAGGTCTGCAAGTAAATGTCGGAAAAATATTTTTGCTTTTAAGGTCTATTGAAAGATTCTCCGCACTTTTATAACCATCTTTGCTGATTTTTGTTGCTTCAGGAAAAACGCTTAAAAATCTTTTGTATGTGCTTTCTGTCTCAAAACCTTGTAAAAGTCCACCATAAAACCTCTTTACTAGTCCTTCTCCTTTTCCAACACCAAAAATACTACCGTCCGGATCTCTCCCACCCATCATCTGTGCCAGTTTTAATCCTCCGGTTGTTTTCCCTGTACGTTTTGGCTGCGAAACAGAAAGAAAATCTAGTTTTCCGTCATAAATTTCCTGATATGCTCCTACTACCGGTTTCAAGACTTCTCTTCTGGGAAAATAAAATCTCTTCCATGGATCTTTTTCATCTATTTCGATGTAATAGAAAAAACTATCGACCAAATAGGCAGATTCATACATTAAAACATCATAAAATTGTTGAAGCACTTTGTATGTCGTATCATGTTCGCTTGCATAAACCTCTAAATTTGCAATTCCTTTACCTGTATGTTCTTTAACAAATTGAGCTATAAGCCGTTTTGCCCTTTCTGATACTTTTAACCCATAATCAATATCATGTTCTGTTCTTAATGCTACAGCTACAGCTTGTATGTATGCGTCAATAACCTGTTCATCTGTCCCTTTTCTCTCTATGTAATTTTCATATCCGTTTATCGTTGAAATCAGGCTTGAACTTGCCAATAGAAAAGCACCTCCACTTTCAAAAAGCAAAGGTGCTTGTAAGCCCTCTGCCTATAATTTTTTTAGGTTAGCGGCTGAACCAATATTCAGTCGGTAATTGTTTCAACTATACTTTTTTATGCATTCCTGGCAAATGTTTTCTTTCCAAAACGGATGCCCATTAGGAACATCTGCAAAATGATGAAAAACATCTGCTCTACGATATTTTTCCAGAAATATGTATCTATGACATGAGTTGCACATTTTGGGAAAAATAGCAAAACGATTAAATTTAGTAAGCATGCTTGCCTCCTTTTTTAACTGGCCGTTGTCACATCTTTCATCATCCGATAATTCATTTTCATTAAGTATTCTTTTCCATAGGCGGATATTTGTACGTTGATTTCCACGATTCTTCATACCACTTATCTAACTCATCAATAACCGCATTTGCATAATATGTCGGTTTACTCATTGTTTGCGTTCGGTTACTTAAAACATCTTGATAATTCTCGATAATAAATCTGCAATCATTTCCATTATACTCATAGTCAACATAGAATTTGTAAAATGATTTTATGTTTTTTAGAAATCTAATTATCTGTTTAACCATAATTTCCTCTGTCAAAACTTTATTTCTCTACAATTCCTTCCGCTATTGCTCTTTGCAATATTTCATCAACGTTCTTAGCTGTTTTTCCAGGCATTTTATTATACAGATCAACAAACTCTCTCTGCGTCAATGGTCTCCAAAACGGATTATCTCTTTTGCATTGAAAATCCGGAACACCTAAACCACACAAATAATGTTCATTCCCATCTTCATCCACATTTCCCAATATTCGCAAATTGCAATTTTCTATATATTCGCAAGGCATATCTTTATTTTTATAGCCACTGCACAACAATTCATACTCTTTGATATTCTTCAAACCAGAACCAATCATTCCTTCAAGTGTCCAGTTGGTTGACGGAAAATCTTTTAAGATATCAGTGTTAATCTTTTTAGGACTAACCTCTGGTTTATCTTCCAAAGTCTGACAATCAACTTTCTCATGTGGTTCGTCTATCCGTTCCCCAAGCTCTCGCCACATATCTTTTTCTATGCTCTCAATTACTTCTGCCATGCTCATTCCTCATAAACCTCTCAAAATCTTCCGTGCATTTACAACACAAGTCGTATGTGACATTTAAAATACCATTCTTTGTAATCGAATTTCCGCACAATATTCCTTGTTTAATTTCTGCACCACACCTGTCGCAAGTGCGCCATTCTTTTCGATGTTCCATTATTCCACCAACTTTCTGCCGCAGATAGGGCAGTAGTTAATCTCAAATACCCCTTCTCCGTATTCATTAGCGCTATTGTCATAGCGAAGCGAATAGGTGTAGCCAGAATTAGTTTTTACTATATGAGAACTTATCTGTAATATACGTCAACCTTCACTGTATCTGCGTTATTGTATTCTGTCCCGTTATCAACTACTTTGAGCCATGATTTACTTAGGTAGATAATATTATTGTTATATCCTAATTGATATGAAGCATAATATTTGTCGGAATTATAATAGCCACCAAGATATGAACCGTAAGTTTTTATATATTGAGAAAACTTTATTGATGTAGATGCATTTCTTTTAACAGTGATTTCTACACAGATTTCCTCTGCTGTGCTTGGAACTCTAGCACATTTGTCGCTTGGTACGGATACAGCAACATCCACAGTACCTACGAATGAGACTTTTGTCCATTCCCTTTTCTCAGTTAGTTCATTTACTGCCGTTACGGTTTCTTTGATCTTTTTAGAATTGTTTTCAATACCGGCCTCCATATGATTCAGACGGTCTGCATTCAATGGACTGCTGACATTCGGCTTATTCTTCCATGCCTGTTTAACATATTCAACAAATTCACTTATCATGGCTATACCTCCATTTAAAAAAATTGGAACACCAGGAATCGAACCCGGGACTCTCCGGATATAAGCCGGAAGCTCTACCACTGAGCTATGTTCCAAGATTGCATATGCCTGCGCAACGGACATATGCATTTTTACAGCTTTATACGTAGCTGCCAACTGAGACAATCTTTCAACGCGCCGCGCATCTACTAAACCGCCTGCTGTGATTCTTTTTGGCAAACTCCTTTACACCAAGGAAACTACCACAGCTAAACCTAAAACCCCACCGAGCCTTGCGACGGCTCTTTAATCAGCTTTCCGCTAGTGGGGAAAGGAGAAGCCAAACAATGGAAAAAAATCCATTCTGGGGACACCCAAAAGTCCCCAACTAGGCTACCGGGATTCGAACCCGGGATACAGGAGTCAAAGTCCTGTGCCTTAACCGCTTGGCGATAGCCCATCACTTTTTGCATCTTTCCTGATGCTCTAACTGGCAGATAATCATTTCTGCTACGTTCTCACGCTGTCTGCCAATTCCATGACCCTGCCGGAACAGTTCACATTGTAGGACTTCCGAGCAGTTCTGGCATTCATCGTTGATTTCCTTGTTCCCGATTTTCATTCGCAGCACCCTCTTCCAACTCAATGTATTTGCGGATATACCATCCTGCCTTTTTCACATCTTCCAGTCCGTTTTTCCCGCAGTGCCGGTAAAGATACTTGAAAGCGTTGCAGATGCAGAAATTCTTAACAGCTTCAATGCCCTGTGTTTCCCGCATAACCTCGATGCACTCAAATTTCCCTGTCTCATAATGCGATGGGTGATTTACATTGTCTGCCATTATATGTCCCCCTCTTCCCGGTGAAGTGATCTTTCCACCTCAAATCCATCCGGATACCGTGCTTTCAATTTCGCAATGTTCATTTCCATTACCGCATCCATGCTAGTTCCAATAGCTTCACAGGCCTCGGCAATCATCCACAGACAGTCGCCAAGCTCTTTCATCAAGTGCTGCTTATCTGCTTTATGTCCCTGGTATTTCTTTTGCAGGATTCCTGCTACTTCTCCAGCTTCACTGTTCAATCCAAATACTGCATGATAAAATCTGTCTGATTTATTCTCCGGCGGTATATTACATGTCCGCATTGCTAATTTCTGATATTCACTCCCGGTCATTGCTTTACTCCTTAAGGTCTTTTTCTTTTTTCGGAAATTTTAGGGACTTAGTAGGGCGGTTTTCGCTGATCTGTCAGACCCCCTCCCCCGTGTTTCCCTGGTCTTTCAACGAGTCGCAAAAGAACAATTTGACGACACGTTATAAAACTATACAATATATTGTGCTTTTATGTTATTTGTTGCGCTATATCTAGTTTATCTACAAGTTCTCGCTATTTTTGTTCGCGTCAGGCAGACAAACAGGCTCTTTCTGTCCCAACTGCGGCAGCTGTTCAGCCGTCAATGCCTGCGCTCTCTGGCGGTTGCTATCTGCTGTATATGGACTCGCCCAGCCATGCCGCCTGTTAAGTATTGCGATTATTCCAACGGGGTTAGCCTTGCCCGATGCAAGTTTATTTTCCAAGCTTTCCTCGTTGTATTTTTGCAACTTTTTGCAAATCTCCGACCCTACTTGGCTTAGTTGTCTCTGTGGATTATATCCCCAGTCGTAAATTGTACTGTCTGGAATGTCTGTTAAATTGTTAAATCCTAATATACTTATTTCTTTCTCATATTTCATACATAGATATATATAATAATCACATACATCATCTACTAGATTATAGTTATATATATAATAGTTACTGATAGGTGCATTATTATTAACCTGTATATTTTCAGTGTTTCTAAAGTATTCCCGATTCTTAAATACATGTCTACGCACATACATTAGCGCAGCATTCCAGACACTTTGGCTCGCTTTTGTCAGATCCTTGATAGGCGGTTTCTGGTTCTCACAGAAGATCTGCAAATACATGTCAATATCATTTTCAAATACTTCCGGATCCGCTTTGTAATCCTCTACTTTTTCCATGCTCTGCACCTCCTTCTGGGATTTCTGGAAAATAAAAAACGCCCACGAGAAAAGACCTATATCTAATCTCGTGAGCGTGACGCCTCTGTTTTGCTTTCTGCCGTCCTTGCTCTATAACTGCCTGTCCCGTTGCGGCTCTATGTTCCCTCCTCGGCAAGCTGGGAGAACCTGCGGAACCCGGTTTAATTGACTTAATCATATACCACATTTTTTTATCTGTCAATAGTGTTTTCCACAATATCTAGTATGCTTATATATAATA